AGGCAATATCTGTCCCCAAGTTTTTCTCCCAAGTCAATTTCGGCCAACCACCAGGAGGCCCCAACCATGTTGGACACCTACACAATCCCGCCCGTCGCGCCTGAGCTGCTGTCTGCTCGCGTTGAGGTGCTGCGGCTGGCGCTGCAGGCGCACGGCAACGGTTTCGCCGAGGGCTCGATCGTCAAGACCGCGCGTGAGTTCGCCGCTTTCGTCGAGCAGGCTGACTCGTGAAGCTGTCGCTCGGCGATTGGCTGCGGTACGGCTACGGGCAGGGCTACTGCTCGCCGCCGGTGTGCGAGCTGCACGACGGCATCGGCACGACCGCGTCCGAGGACAACGACCTTGAGGACGGCGGCGAGCCGTGCATCAGCGTGGTGCGGATCTACCCCGACGCTGACACCAAGGCCGGCGTCGAGGCGAATCACTCGCCGAGCGTGTGGCGTGCAACCAATGCGGGGTGGCCGGCGTGAGTTACGCGACGGATGCCAGCTCGCAGGAGATCTCGCGGCGGTTCACGCTGCGGGCCGGCACGATCGGCCAGCAGAACGCTGCCGAGACTGTCCGGTCGGCGTGCCGCCAGCTCGCGCACGACGTTGACGAGCTGATCGAGCCCGGCCGGCAGAAGGCTTTGGCGTTGACCGCGATCGAGGAAGCGATGCATTGGGCGCTGGCCGCGATCGCCTGCGGGGGAGATCCGGCGACTATGCCGGCGCCGGCGCCCGCGCAGCCGTATCAGGAGCAGCCGCGGCCGGCGCGGCCCGGTCAGACGCTGACGCTGGCTGAGGTGTTCGCCCGCGACGCCGCCCGCCGAGGCGAATCGTGAAAGCCGTCGGCACGGTGAACGCACAGTGCCCCGAATGCGGCAAGCCGATCGAGTGCACCGTCAGGGCGACGCTGCCCGCGACGGCCGCCGGCCAGAAGCCCGGCCGCCAGCTCGACGTGAGCGTTATCGACGCGGTCGAGCGGATCCACGAGCATGTGCGCGCCGGCGAGTGCGGACGTTCACCCGGCGGCCCGCGCGTCAGGTTCTGGGAGACCGGCGCCGACGGCCTCGTCGAGGTGAAGCCCGATGAGTGAGCCAACCAAGAGTGTCGCCCAGGCCGCGGCCGAGGGCGATATCCGCGGCATGTTGGTGGCAATGCAGGCCCGCGTCGCCAAGGACATTGACAACCCCGACACGTCGGCCCGCGAGATCGCCGCGCTGACAAAGCGGTTGCGCGAGATCACTGACGAGATCGCTGAGATCGACGCCGCGGCCGCCACGAACAAGGACAGCGTCGCCGCGGCGGCCGCAACGCCTGATGAGCACTTCGACGGCACCTCTTAGCGAGATCGCCCGGCATGTTGTCGCCCCGACGGGCATCGTCGCAACAGGCTGGCCGTCGATCCGCGCGACGTGCGTGCACATGGGCCTCGGTTTCGACCGATGGCAGGACGACCTCGGCAAGCTGATTTGCGCCAAGCGCGGCGACGGCCTGTACGCCGCCGACATGTTCGGCATGTCCATCCCGCGGCAGACCGGCAAAACGTATCTGCTCGGCGCGCTGGTGTTCGCGCTGTGCATCAAGCAGGACGGCGCCACCGTCATCTGGACGGCGCACCGCACCCGCACCGCCGCTGAAACTTTCAAGTCGATGCAGGGCATGGCCGGCATGGAGAAGATCGCCCCGCACATCGACACCGTGTTCACCGGCAACGGTAAAGAGGAAATCCGTTTCGTCAACGGCAGCCGGATCCTGTTCGGCGCCCGTGAGCGTGGTTTCGGCCGTGGTTTCGCCGGCGTCGATGTGCTGATCTTCGACGAGGCGCAGATCCTGTCGGAGAACGCGATCGACGACATGGTGCCGGCGACGAACGCGGCACCTAACCCGCTGATTTTGCTGGCCGGCACACCGCCCAAGCCGACGGATCCCGGCGAGGTGTTCACGATGCTGCGGCATGACGCCATCACCGGCGAAGTCGCCGACGTTGGGTTTGTCGAGATCTCTGCGGAGCGCGGCGCCGACCTCGACGACCGCACGCAGTGGCGTCGCATGAATCCGAGCTACCCGCACCGCACTTCGGCGCGAGCGATCCTGCGTATGCGTAAGGCGTTGTCCGATGATTCGTTCCGGCGTGAGGCAATGGGCATCTGGGACGAGTTCACGGTGCATCAGCCGATCGTGAAGCCGGCCCGTTGGGCCGAGCTGGCTGACCTCGGCCCCGACCCTGACGATCTGGCGCCGCCGGATGCGCTCGCTGTCGACATGTCCCACGCCCGCGATATTGGTATCGGCGCCTGCTGGCGCATGGTCGACGGCGGCCAGGACGACGGCTATCACATCGAGCAGGTGTGGGCCGGCGCCGATCACGCGGCCGCGGTCGAGTGGATCGTCGAGCGGGCCGGCCGCCGGATCCCGGTGCTGATCGACAACATGAGCCCGGCGGCCGCCCTGGCGCCGATCCTCAAGGCTCGCAAGGTCAATGTGCGGCTGACGACGGCCGGCGACATGGCACGCGCGTGCGGCCTGTTCGCGGACTCCGTCGCCGGCGACCGGCTGACCCACGGCGATCAGGACGCTGTCAACGCCGCGCTGGCCGGCGCCCGTAAGCGGCAGATCCGTGACGCCGGCGGTTGGGGATATGACCGCCGTGACCCGACTTCATCCATCTATCCGCTTGTGGCCGTCACGTTGGCGCTGCTCGGCGCGGCCGAGTCTCGCCGGCCGGCCGGCCGCACCCGCGGATCCGCAATGTTCGCCTGATTGAGAGAGGGGCCTGTGTGACTACAGCCGTTCCGGCCCCCGTGGACTTCCCGTCGGGCTACGAGTACGAGACCGTCGACCGCCCTGAGAGCGCCCTCGACGACGAAAACATCAGCGCGCTGGTGTCCGACATGTGGACGCTGCAAATCTCTGAGATGGGCTGGCTGGACCGCATTTACGGCTACACCAAGGGTCAGCTCGGCGTGCCCGAGGTGCCCGAGGGCGCCAGCGAGGAAATCGTCGAGCTTGCTCGGCTGTCGGTCAAGAATGTGCTCGCTTTGGTGCGGGATAGCTTCGCGCAGAACCTCGGCGTCGTCGGCTACCGCAACGCATCCTCGGTCGAGGACGATCCGGCGTGGAAGATCTGGCAGCGCAACCGGATGGACGCCCGCCAGGCCGAGGTGTACCGGCCGGCCCTGACTTACGGCGCATCGTATGTGACGGTGACGCCCGGCGACGACGGGCCGGTGTTTCGCACCCGCTCGCCGCGGCAGATCCTGGCCGTGTACGACGAGCCGACGCTCGACGCTTGGCCGCAGTACGCCCTCGAAACGTGGGTGGCGCAGAAGGATGCGAAGCCGCACCGCCGCGGCCTGCTGTATGACGACACGTACGTGTACGAGCTGGATCTTGGTGCGCTGTCGACGGCCGAGATACAGGGCAGCACGACGCAGCCGCTGCGGCTGCAGGCCGTCACCGAGGTGTACGCGCACGGCGCCACCTACGAGGGCGAAAAGGTTTGCCCGGTGGTTCGGTTCGTCAACGCCCGCGACGCCGACGACATGATAGTCGGCGAGATCGCGCCGCTGATCTTGCTGCAGCAGGCCATCAACTCTGTGAACATGGACCGGCTCATTGTGTCCCGGTTCGGCGCTAACCCGCAGCGCGTCATCACCGGATGGACCGGCACCAAGCAAGAGGTGTTGAAAGCAAGCGCGTTGCGCGTGTGGACGTTCGACGACCCCGACGTTAAGGCGCAGGCGTTCCCGGCGGCCAGCGTGGAGCCGTACAACTCGATCCTCGACGAGATGCTGCAGCACGTCGCAATGGTGGCGCAGATCAGCCCGTCGCAGGTGACCGGGAAGATGGTCAACGTCAGCGCCGAGGCTTTGGCCGCGGCCGAGGCGAACCAGCAGCGCAAGCTCGCCGCCAAGCGTGAATCGTTCGGCGAATCGTGGGAGCAGGTTCTGCGGCTGGCTGTCGAGATGGATTCCAGCCTCGACGGCGACGCCGGCCAGGCCGAGACCGCAGCCGAGGACGGCGCCGAGGACGTTGGCGCCGAGGTGGTTTGGCGCGATACCGAGGCCCGCTCGTTCGCGTCGGTGGTCGACGGCGTGACGAAGCTGGCCGGCGCTGGTGTGCCGATCGAGTTCCTGCTGCCGATGGTGCCGACGATGACGCAGCAACAGATTCAGGCCATCAAGCAGGCGTTGCGCGGTGGTGGTGTCAAGTCGTTGGTCGACAAGCTGCTCGCGGCCCCGCCGCCGGCGCCGGCCCCTGCACCGCCGCTCGATCAGGCACAGCAGACCGTAGACAACACCCCGCCGCCGGGAAATGACCCAAGCGGTCCCTGAGTTTCAAGGCGTCCTGGGCCGGCTAGCGATCGAGGCCGGCGGCGCCGCATCCCGGCTCGTGACCCGCATGGGTGGGCTCACGAAAGCTGAGGGCCTGGGCCTCATTACGGACGCCTACCCCGAGCTGGTCGACCAGTTCGCGTCGGCCGCCGGCGAGCTGACGGCCCACTGGTACGGCGAGAACATGCCGCGCGCTGTGCGGCGCGTCAAGGCCAAGGTGTTCACGCCTGAGCCGGCCGCGCTGCCCGCGCGCCAGCAGCTCGCAATCTCGGGCCGCTGGTCGATGCTGCAACGCAATCCGGCCACGGCGATCCGAGGCGATGTGACGCGGCGCGTGTTCGACGCCTCGCGGCGCACTGTCGACGACAACGCCCGCCGCGAGGGCGTGAAGTGGACGCGGTACGCCTCGGGTAACGCTTGCGGCTTCTGCCGGATGCTCGCCACCCGCTCGCTGACTGTTGGCGACGGCGGCAGTCTGTACCACAGCAAGGCCACAGCGAGCCGCAACGCGCACCGCATGGATATCCGCGGCCACGACCACTGCAAGTGCCTTGCGATTCCTGTGCGGGCCGGCTACGAGCCGCCGGCATACGTGAACGACTGGCTCGACGACTACAACGCGGTCAGCCGCGACGAAAACGGTGTGCTGCTGCCCGAGTGGACGATCGCCGACCGCATGGAACGGGCCGCCGACGAGCGTCTGGGCAATGTGCGGCGCGGACGCGGCCGACCCAAGGGCAGCAAGGACTCTGCGCCGCGCCCGCCGCGCGCCGACGCCGGCGCCAAGGCCGCCAGCGATGCGAAGGCCGCGCAGGAAGCTGCTGCGGCTGCGTTCCGACGCGATGGCGCCGGCCGATTCGTCGGTGATCGTCACCTGTTCGAGCGCAACCACGAGCAGGCCGCGGCGATCGCCCGCTCGGCCCGCGATCGTGTCGCTACTGCGCAGCGCGTCACCGCCCGCGTCGACGACTACGTCGCCACGGCGGCCCGCGTCAGCGGAAACGTCAAGAAGGTCACCGATTTCGCCGACAAGACGATCGGCGGCGCCGTCCCGATCGTGCGCGACGTGAAGCGTGTTGTCGACGCCACCAACCAGACGCTGACGACCGCGTCGAAGGTCACCGGCGGCGCCAACAAGGCCGTCACCCTGGCCGACAAGACCATCAAGGACACCGCCCAGATCGCGCACGGCGCAAAGCAGCTCGCCGACGAGGTCACCTCGGTGCTCGACGACGTTGCCTACGTCGCCCTGGGCGCCCGCCAGCTCGTCGCCGAGGTTGGCGGCGCAGCGCGTGATGCTGCGGCCGCGACGAAGGATCTGCACGGCCTGAGAGACCTGTACAGCAAGGCGAACGGCGCGGTGGAGACCGTGACGCGGCTGCAGAACAGCGGCACCGACCTATACGACCGGGCCCGCGGTGCCGTCAACACGGTGAACGAGATCAAGGCTGGCGTGGCCGACATTCCCGACATTCTGCGGGCCCCGCTCGACGATGTGCAGAAGATGGCGCAGGCCGTCAGGCAGGCCGCCGGCGACGCCGGCCAGGTCGCCGACGACGCTGCCGGCCTGGCCGCATCGGTGCGGGCCCTGCTCGACGCGGTCGACGACTACCGGCGTTACGGGCCGACCGAGAACTTGGACTACAGCACCGCCGCGGCGTGGGTGTACAGCGAGCGCGTCATCGACGAGCTGGGCAACATCGTCGGCGGCTCACTGACCGCCCCGAAAGCCATTGAGGCCGTGCGGCCGCCCACCTGGGTCACGTCCGAGCGGTATCCGCTTGCACCCGCACCCCGGCGGCCCGAGCTGCCGGCCGGCGGCACGGCTGAGGTGCCGGCGATCGCCGACGCGGTCGGTGTTCGTGAGCTGCCGGCGCCGCCGGCGATGAAAGCACTCGAAGCTGCACCCGAGCGACCCGCAGCGCCGGCGGGCCCGCGTGCGCTCGACGCGCCGCCCGAGATGAAGGCCCTTGAGGCTGCACCGGATCCGGCGCCGGCCCGCCCGGCCGCACGGACCCTCGACGACGTTGAGGCCGAGCTGAACGCGGCGATCGAGCTGGGCGACGACGCCCGCATCGACGAGCTGGTCGCCGAGATGGACAAGATCGAGGCCGCCGAGAAGGCCCGCCAGGCCCGCAATGACGCGGCGAAGGCGAAGCGCGCGGCGGCCCGGCAGGCGAAGGCTGATGCGGCCGAGCTTGAGGACCGCACCCGGTGGGACAAGGTCGGCCAGCTCGTCGAGGAAGGCATGAATCCCGACGAGGCCGAGGCTGAGGCGTTCGGCATCACGATCGACGCGGTGCGCCGGCGCAACTTCATGCGTGAGGCGCAGCGCGACGGCCATCACGGCGACACGTTCACCAAAGTGCTGAAACAGAAGTATTACTCGATCGCCGCGGAGCAGTACCAGGCCGCCGAGGATGCCACCAACGGCTTCATGCTCAAACCCAAGTTCGAGGGCAAGGTCGACCCCGCGGATCTGTGGTCAATGTCTGACCGCGACGCCCGCAAGTACATGAGCGACGAGATGGCCGCCTGGTTCGACGAGCACGGCCGCATCACGTTTATGGCGTTCAAGCAGTCGGTGCTCGACGGGTCGAACATCTGGCGCAGCCCGCTGGGTGAGGACTACCTGCAATGAGCCGACGCGACGAGATCGTGGCCGCCCGCCAGGCCGGCCGGGCCGCCAGCCCGCGCGACGCCAACCCGTACAGCGGGCAGGGCGTGCTGGCCGATATGTGGCAGCTCGGCTATCAGTCGATGCTGCTCGACCTACTTCAACGCTCGCCGGCTCGGCAGGCGTTTCTCGAGCAGGGCTCTGACCTGCACTAACGAGTTTCCTCGTCCGCGCGATGCGGCGAGGCGTTCACCCTGCGCGACGCAGGGATTCACACCCTGGGAGATGCCGCGATGGCTGATACCGAAAACACCACGCCCGACAACGCCGACAACGCCGGCGACGACGGCGAAAAGAACACGCCAGAAGCCAAGCAGGACAACGCCGGCGACGGCGACGACCTGGGCGACGGTGGGGCCAAGGCCCTGAAAGCGGAGCGCGAAGCCCGCAAGCAAGCGCAGAAGGATCTGCGCGACGCGCAAGCAGCCCTGAAACAGTTCGAGGACCGCGACAAGTCCGAGCTGCAGAAGGCCGTCGAGCGCGCCGAGGCCGCCGAAAAGCGAGCCGTCGCAGCCGAATCGAACGCACTGCGCAACAAAGTCGCGTCAGCCAAGGGCGTTCCTGCCTCGTCGCTGACCGGCTCGACCGAGGACGAACTGATCGCCTCGGCCGACGAGCTGATCGCCTGGCGCGACCAGAACAAGCCACCGCAGCAACCGGCCAAGCGCACCCCGCCCGCGGCCGGCGCCGGCGGCGGCTTCAAGTCCGGTGCCAGTGGCAACGGCAGCACTTCATCCGACCCGAAAGCGAAAGCGGCCGAGGCACTTCGGCGCTTGCGCACTGGGACTTAACAACTTCCGCACGAGGAATCGACCTCTGCGGGGAAATAGAGAAAGGAGGCCATAAATCATGGCCGATATTTCACGCGCAGAGGTCGCAACCCTCATCCAAGAGGCGTACGCCGACACTCTGCTGGGGGCGGCGAAGCAGGGCAGCACCGTGCTGTCCGCGTTCCCGACTGTCAGCATGGGCACCAAGACCACGCACCTGCCGGTGCTGGCGACGCTGCCCGAGGCCGGATGGGTCTCTGAGTCGGCGACGGCGCCCGAGGGCGTCAAGCCGACCAGCCAGGTCACCTGGGAGAACCGCACGCTGGTCGCCGAGGAAATCGCCGTCATCATCCCGGTGCACGAGAACGTCATCGACGACGCGACCGTGGCCGTGCTGACGGAGATCGCCGAGCTGGGCGGTCAGGCCATCGGCAAGAAGCTCGATCAGGCCGTGTTCTTCGGTGTCGACAAGCCGGCATCGTGGACGAGCCCCTCGCTCGTGCCGGCGGCCGTAGCCGCGGGCCAGGCCGTGTCCGTCGTCGACGGCATCGCCAACGAGTCCGACATCGTCGGCGCGACCAACAAGGTCGCCGAGCTGGTCGCGTCTGCAGGCTGGGCGCCCGACACCCTCGTGTCGAGCCTCGCCCTGCGCTACAAGGTCGCCAACCTGCGCGACGCCAACGGCAACCCCGTGTTCCGCGACGAGTCGTTCGCCGGCTTCCGCACCTTCTTCAACCGGAATGGTGCATGGGATCCGACCGCGGCCGTCGAGGTCATCGCCGACTCGTCCCGCGTGCGCATCGGCGTGCGTCAGGACATTCAGGTGAAGTTCCTCGACCAGGCCACCCTGGGCACCGGCGCCAGCGCGATCAACCTGGCCGAGCGCGACATGGTCGCACTGCGGCTCAAGGCGCGTTACGCCTACGTGCTCGGTTCGTCCGCAACGTCGTTCGGCGCCAATCAGGTGCCCGTCGGCGTCGTCGCACCGGACACCACGCCGTAATGCGGCGTGTTCGCCACAACTTGACGGGGGCGGTCATCGAGGTGTCGGAAGGCACCTTGCTGGCCGCCCTCGTCGAGGGCGACGACAACTGGACCGAGTACACGACAGCGAAGGAGGACGGCAATGCCACTGGCGACGTTGCAAGACGTGCAGAGCGCGCTGCGCCGGCCACTGACGCAAGACGAAACCGCGGCGCTCGACGGGCTGCTGGGGGAAGCGGAGGACGCAGTCGTCGGGTATCTACACCCGTACGAAGTGCCGACACCGACGCCGCCGGCGATCACCCGAGTGGTGGCGTCGATGGTGGTAGCAGTTCTGACGCGGCCGGCGACGATTCTGCCGGAAGCGACTCAACTGACGGCTGACGTGTTCGGCGCGACGTTCGCGCCCGGCTCAACCTCGCCGGGCCCGTACCTGACCGCCGGCATGAAGCTGCGGCTGCGCCCGTTCCGTAGCGGAATGGTCTCGCAGATGCTGGGCAGCGAGCGGTACTGATGTTCCCGACCATCCACACCGTCAAGCACACCACTGAGCGCAAGGTCGGCGAGAACGCCCTCGGCCAGGCGCTCACCGAGCCGACGACGATCGAGCGTGCTGTGTACGGATGGCGGCCCAAGCTCGCACGTGACGGTGCGACCGCCGAGTTAGACGGCCGCACCGTCACCGAGCTGTACCTGCTCATGCCTGACGGCGATTACGCCGACGGCGACACGATCGAGCTGCCCGGCGACAAGCAGTACGTCGTGCACGGCGAGGTCGAGGACTTCAATCACGGGCCGTTCGGGTTTGCGCCCGGCTACAGGCTGACGATGCGGAGGGTTCACGATGGGCCGGCTTGACATTCCGTTCAGTGAGCACGACAAGATCCGCAAGGCCGCCGGCGTGCAGGCGAAGCTGCGCAGCATGGCCGGCACGATCGCCAGCCGGGCCGGCCTGGTCGCCGGCGCACCCGGCGGCTACGGCACCGACATGACTGTCGGCACCGACCGGGCCCGCGCGCATGTGTGGCCTGAGACCAGCAAGGCGAACCGCGCCGAGGTGAAGTCGGCGCCGCTGCTGCAAATCTCGGCCGAGGGCAAATGACCGTCACCCCGATCTTGGTGCCGCCCGTCGGCCCGCTGGTCGCTGCCCGCGCGTACCTGCTCGACGAGCTGGCCGGCCGCGACAACCCGTTGCAGGTGGGTTTGACCCCGCCCGGCGGCACCCCAACGTCGTACGCGCTGCTGAACCTGTCGGGCACTAATCCGCGGGTGTTCCTGGCTGACTTCCTGATCCGTGTCCGCGTTTTCGACCGCGACGCGGTGCGGTTGGAGAACAACGCCAACCTGATTCACCGGCTGATGCTGCACGCCGTTAGCCGCAAGATCCACACCACCGAGGGCGACGTGACGATCAGCGCCGCCACCCATCAGTTCGGCCCGGCCGACCTCGACGATCCAGATGTGCCGTTGGCAGGTAAGCAGCTCGCGGTGTTCTGGACTATCGGCCTGCGGCCCGAGAAGCCGTAACACCACCACCAGGCAATCGTCCTCCGCGCCAACCGGGTTCGGGGGAGTTCAATGCCCGCTCGGGCAAGTTAGGAGTGCAATATGACTGCGCCCGATCCCGCTGGCTGGGGCGACGCAAGCAAGCTGTTCGCGGCCTCGCCGTCGGACCTCGTCACCGTGGGTGGCCTGTGGTACGCGCCGTTCGGTACGCCGCTGCCGGAAGATGTGGACGAGCCCCTGGACGCCGCGTTCAAGAACCTCGGCTACATCAGCGTCGACGGTGTGACCGTGAAGATCGACGACAGCACCAAGCCCATCGAGGTTTGGGGCGGCGACGAGATCGGCGAGCTGCGTGACAAGTTCTCCATCGAGTATTCGATGGGCCTGTTCCAGGTTCTCTCGCCCGAGGTGAACGCCGCGATCTTCGGCACGTCCAACGTGTCGACCTCGGTGGCTACCGTCGATCAGGGCAACCGCATGAAGGTGCTCATCAACAGCAAGCTGCCCAAGCGGTGCTCGCTGGTTCTCGATTCGGTCTACGAGGACAAGATGATTCGCCAGGTCGCGCAGATCGCTCAGCGGTCGGGCATCGGCGATATCAAGCTGGTGCACAACGAGCCGATGACGTTCGAGCCGACCTTCAAGGTGCTCAAGGGCACCGACGGCAACCACGTCATCCAGTACAGCGACGACGGCGTCATCGGCGTCTAAGTCGCGTGAGCCGGCCGCCCCGCGCATTTTCCTGGTGGGTGCGCGGGGCGGCCTTACACACCAGAAACCACACCAGGAAACACACCAGGAGGTAACACGTATGGAAATCACCACACCCGCAATCGAGCCCACCGACGACGCCGAGGTCGAGCTGATGGCCGACGCGCAGCCCGTCGTCGAGCACCAGGCCGATGACGTGGTCGCCCCGGTGGCCGCGCCGGCGCAGTCGCAGACGATCGCCGAGCAGTGGGCCGACGACTACGACGAGGGCGCCGAGCTGTTCTGCGCATCGTTCGACGCCGACGACTTCGACCCCGAGTACGGTGTCGCCGATTTCGGCGACGGCACCACCTTGGCTGTGCGCCGCTGCCTGCGGAAGCCGCCGCCGGGATGGATCCGTCAGCACGCTCACCTGTCCGACCTCGAACGCACCTTTGCGTTGATCGAGAAGCATTGTGTCCCGCGGGCGTTGGAGATCCTCGACAGCCTCGCTGAGAAGCCGTGGAACGACTTCGTCGAGGCGTGGGGCCGCGATGGTGGGCTGATCGAGGGAAAATCCAACAGGTCTGCGCGGCGGTCAGGCAAGTAGAGGACGCCATTCGGCGCGATCTTCTGTTAGCCGGCCGCGGGTTCGACGACGGCACCCTCGACTGGGACGACCTGTACGCATTCATCTTCGCAGCACCGCCAGGCACCGCGATCTTCCACGCATTCGAGCGTGGGTGGACGACAACGGATTATCTGCTCGCGCATGTGATCGACGGCGTGCGGATCAACAACTGGCAGGCCACCGAGGACGCGCACCACAAACCGCCCCGCAATGTGCCCGATCCGTTCCCGCGGCCGGCTGACGAAAACCCAGAGCAGCAGGCCCGAAAGCAGCAAGACGCTGAGGCGTCGAAGTACGTCAGCGTCGGCAACGGCGTCAACGCGACCAAGACCACGGTCGCCAAGTTTCTGCAGATGCGCGCCGAGCGTGAAAAACGCTGGCGGGCTAAGCATCAACGTCGAGGGAAGGAGAGCTAGATGGCGGGCGTGTACTACCTGACGATCCTTCCCGAAACGTCGAAGCTGGTGCCGGGTATCAAGCGGGAGCTGTCGTCGGCCGAGCGTGGATTGACGATCACGCCGACGATCAACACCCGCGGCGCCAAGGACGCGGGTCGCAGCGCCGGCCGCGACGTGCAGCAGGGCATCGAGTCATCCGGCGGCGCAGACGTTGGCCGGATGATCCGCACCGACGGCGCCCGCTCGGCCGGCCAGCGCGCCGGTGACGAGGTCAACGCCGGCCTGCAGTCGGCCGATATTGGCCGCGGTGTTTCCGGCCAGCTCGAATCGAACTTGGCGAGCGGTGCCCGCGCTGCGGGTAGCCGCGTCGGTGGTCTGCTGATGACCGGGCTCAAGGCGACGGCCGCTGTCGGCGGCACTGTGGTGGCCGCCGGCGTAACCGGGGCGATCGCCTCGGGCATGAAGCGGCTCACCGCGATTGACGACGCCAAGTTCAAGCTGCAGGGCCTGGGCAACGACACCCAAAAGGTGCAGGCCATCATGGACAACGCCCTGGTGGCTGTGAAGGGCACCGCGTTCGGCCTCGACGAGGCTGCCACCACGGCGGCATCGGCTGTCGCCGCCGGCATCGACCCCGGCGAGAAGCTGACGAACTACCTCAAGCTGACGGCTGACACGGCGGCCATCGCCGGCACAAGCCTGGCCGACATGGGCTCGATCTTCAACAAGGTGCAGACCTCCGGTAAGGCGTTCACCGGCGATCTGAACATGTTGTCGGATCGCGGCCTGCCTGTATTCCAGTGGCTGCAAGAGGAATACAAGGTCAGCGGCGAAGAACTGTCGAAGATGGTTTCCGACGGCAAGGTCGACGCCGCGACGTTCCAGCGTGTCGTGGCCGAGCGTATCGGCGGGGCCTCGGCGAAGATGGGCGGCAGCGTCCGCGGCACTTTGTCGAACCTCAAGGCGTCGTACTCGCGGTTCGGCGCCGAGCTGTCGGGCCCGCTGTTCGCCGCGGTGATGCCGCTGGCGCAGTCGATGACCGCTGTGTTCGATTCCGTTACCGCGCAGATCAAGCCGGTGCTGGCCGATATCACCGCGAAGGTGACGCCGTGGGCGCAGCAGATGGGCGACAAGATCACTGCCTGGTTCAAGGGCGGCGGCCTCGAACGGATCGTCGGCTGGTTTGGCCGGCTGCGCGACTCGATCGCCAACCTGACCGCCGGCGGCGGCGACGCGACGATGGATCGGCTCAGCACCGCGGCGCAGGGCCTGGGGCCGGCGCTCAAGGACGCGGGCCCGGCGCTGCAGTCGATCGGATCCGGCCTCGGCGCATTCGGCCAGGCGATCGCCGCGGTCGGCCCGCAGACGATCTCGGCGATCATGGTGCCGGCGATGAACCTGCTCGGCTCGGCGCTGCGTTTCGTCGCCGATAACGCCTCGTGGGCTGTGCCAATGATCGTCGGCCTGGGTGGCGCGTTCCTCGTGCTGCGGGCCGGCGCGCAGACGCTGGGGCCGATGGTCGCGCTGTGGAACAACATCATGGGCGCTGTCCGCACCCCGCTGATTTTGGCGCAGACCGCTGCGATCCGGCAGCAGGCCGCGGCGATGACGCAACTGTCGGTGACGTTGGGCACCAACACGGTTGCGCAGAACATGAACACGACCGCGCAGAGCGCCGGTGCCGCCGCGACGATCCGCGGCCGTATCGCCTCGATGGGCGCCGCGATCGCCATGCGGGCCCAGGCCGTCGCCACGCGGGCTGTGACGGCCGCTCAGTGGCTGTTGAACGCTGCGCTGACCGCTAACCCCATCGGCATCGTTATCGCCGCTGTGGTGGCTGTGGGGGCCGCGTTGTGGGCGTTCTTCACCAAGACCAAGGTTGGCCGCGAGCTGTGGTCGAAGCTGTGGGCCGGCATCAAGGCCGTCGCCATGCCGGTATGGGCGTGGATCAAGGACACCCTCGGCAAGATCTGGGAGCAGCTCAAGCCCAGCTTTCAGGCCCTCGGCGCTGCAGCGAAACAGATTTTCGGCTCGATCGGCACCGCGATCCGCACGGTGTGGACGGCTATTCAGCCGGCGATCGCCGCGGTCGGCCGCTTCTACAAGGCGTTCCTCGCCACCGAGTTGAAGGTCGCCCTGGCGGTGCTCAAGGGCATCGGTGCGGCGATCGGCGCCGTGGTGCGCTTCATTGCGCCGGCTATCCCGGTGATCGCCCGGTTCGCGCAGGCGTTCATCGTCGGCGGCTTCCAGACGGCCGGCGTGATCCTCAAGGCCCTGGGCGCGACGATCGGCTGGCTGTGGCAGAACGTCGCCATGCCGGCGTTCTCGGCGATCGGCACCGGGATCTCAACGATGTGGGCCGGCGCCAAGATCGTGTGGGACGCATTCACCACCGCGGTGCAGTGGGTCGGCGACAAGGTTCAGTGGCTGTGGACGGCCGTTGCCGTGCCGGCGTTCGAGGCCATCAAGGGCGCCGCGCTCGGCTTCTGGGACGGCGTCAAGGGCGTGTGGGACATGTTCACCGGCGCGCTGCAAACCGTCGGCGACAAGCTCGGCGGCTTCAAGGACAACTTGGTCACCGCGTTCAACACGATCAAAGACACCGTGCTGGGCGTGTGGAACAGCATCAAGGACATTTGGGACAAGTTCACCAACGTGGGCGGGACGATCCTCAAGACCGTCATCGACACCGTCACTCCCGGCGCCGCGACGGGCGGCCAGGTGCTCGCCGGGTACGCCGGCGGCGGCCAGATCCGCGGGCCCGGCACCGGCACGAGCGACAGCCTGCTCGGCCTGCCGGCAATGGTCAAGGTGTCTAACGGCGAGTTCATCGTCAACGCCGCAGCCACCTCGCGGTATCTGCCGCTGCTGCAGGCGCTCAACGCCGGCCAGCTCGCGCTGCCCGGCTACGCCGACGGCGGCCTGGTCTCAGCCGAGCAGCTCGTCGACTTCGCCAAGGGCGTCGAGGGCCAGCCGTACAAGTGGGCCGGCACCAACTGGGGCGACTGCTCCGGTGCGGTGTCGGCGATCGCCAACTACGCCACCGGGCGTGACCCGTTCTCGTCGCGGTTCGCCACGGCGACCGAGGCGGCCGAGCTGGAAGCGCGCGGCTTCAAGCCCGGCATTGGGCCGGCCGGCTCGCTGTCGATCGGCTGGTTCAACGGCGGCCCGTACGGTGGGCACACCGCGGCGACGCTGCCCGACGGCACGAACTTCGAGATGGGCGGCGCGCGAGGTAACGGGCAGTTCGGCGGCTCGGCCGCCGGCGCAGCCGACTCGCAGTTCACCAACCAGATGCACCTGCCGCCTGAGTGGTTCAGCGGCATGGATGGCGTTGGCGGGTCGACGATCGGCGGTAGCACGGGCGCCGGCGGCAGCTCGGCCGGCGGTGGGGGCGGCTCGTACCGTTCCGCGACGAGCGCGGAGCTGTCGTCGTCGAGCAGCAAGGTTGATAGCGCCAAGACGGCTGCCAAGAACGCCGATCAGTCTGTCGCCGATCACGAGTACAGCGTGAAGAAGGCGCAGGATCGCCTCGACGAGGCGAAGGCGAAAGGCAAGGGCGTCGAGGATGCCCAGCACAGTCTGGACAAGGCGACGCGCGAGCTGGCCGACGCCCGCGAGGCGCAGGCGAAGAAGCAGCAGAAGCTGACTGACGCTGAGGCCGCCGACAAGGAGCTGCGCACCAAGGGCAAGTACGAGAAGGGTAAGGCCGGCAGCAGCAGCAAGAGCGGCGGTCTGAGCGGCGAGGACTTCGGCAAGACGTTCGTCAGCGGGATGCTCGAAAGCATCGGGCTCGACGGCTCGCTGTTCTCGAATCCGTTGGAGTGGCCGAGCGTCAAGTCGGCGATGGCCGGCATCAACTTCTTTGGCGGCCTGCTGTCCGGTAAGGGATCCGAGGACGGCACCGACGCCGGCACGGCGGGCGCTGCATCACCCGGCGGCTTCGCTGCCGGCGCCGCCGACGCTGTCGGCTTGGGTGGTCTGCTGTCGGTGCTGCCGAGCCCGTCGGATATGGCCGGCGCCACCGGGACGGATGCGGCCGGCTGGACGGCGCAGTCCGGTTCGCCGGTGTTGGCACCCGGCCAGTACAACCCGGCGACGGTTGGCGTCAATTCTGTTGCGAGCCCGGCCGGCCCGGCCGACGTGCTGTCGGCGTTCGCGCCGCACGGGCCGCTGCCCGGCCCAGCCAACGCCCAGGGCGGCCCCGTCGACAACAGCATCAACATCAACAACCCGCAGGGCGATGTGCCGCCGGCATGGCGCGATCAGGTGCGCAGCGAGCAGAACCAGCGCACACGGACCACGAAGGTGAACGGCTGATATGGCTGACGATCAACCGTCGTGGATGCACGACGACTTCTATCTCGACCCGATCCTGTATCCGAATGATGCGTACGGGAATCCGCGCTATGCGCAGATGAATCCGACGCACCCGCACTGGCAGCGCATGTCGAACTGGTACGACCTCGGCCGGCACGGCGAGTATCTGCGCAGCACCAAGACGAAGTGGGTTTATATCCACCCGTCGAACATGAAGCTGTGGCGGCTCAACGGGCCCGGCCGCGGCCGCGAGGGCGTCGTGCTGTCCAAAGAGCTTGACGGCGTGCTGCAACCGGAGTTTGAGATCCGTTACAGCGAGGGCCCTTACGTCATCGGGGCGATCCCCGAGCGTGTCGACTGGAAGAAACGCCGCATCAACCTCGGCGTGGCGATCCAACCCAACGGCAACGCCGAGCGCGCGGAAGAAGCCAACCCGTTTTCGGGCCGGCGCATTTTCGACTCGTGGGCCTCGTCGTGGTCGGAAGAAGTGCCCGGCTACCTCGGCTCGTTCACCCGCACCCACGGCTGGCGCTGGCTGGCAGTGACGCTCGGCGAAGCGTCCAAGACGACGCTGTCGACCGATCCGGCCGAGTCCGACGGCTCGTTCGAGATGAACATGGCGATCGACGCGCCCTGGCCGTTCTTCGCCAAGATGCCGCTGTCGACGACATGGAAGGCCAGCCCCGACGACGTGTACAACAACGGCGTCGCGCATGGCACGATCCGGCTCGCCAACCGCGGCACCTGGGAGGCCCTGCCCAAGTTCATCGTGAAGGGCGCCGGCACCGTCACCATTCAGGACGGCAACGAGGGCCGCGAGATCAAGCTGCCCGAGCTGTACCCGACCGACGGCGCCTACATGCTGGTCGACACCGACCCGACCAAGAAAACGATTGTGACCGAGAAGGATCCGGTCGACAGCCAGGTGTACAAGTACCTGCGGAACAGCCAGCTCGCGCAGATCATGCTGCACGACACGCTCGACTCGAAGCTGCCGGCGCAGCGCCGGATCCCCGGCGGCATCGGCTTCGAGAACCCAATCCCGCCGCGCACCGTCGCGCACCTCAAGGTGACGCACTCAAATCCGTACGGCTCGATCACCGCGATCATGCCGCAGTATTACCGGATGGCCTGGGCGTAGTGGCCGCGACGATCCTGTCGGCCCCGGTCATCGGCGCCGACGGCCCACCCGACCCTGAAACGAGTCCGCTGTCGGCGTACCGCTACCTCGACGCCCGCCGCGACGTTATCGAGGCTGAGGCCAAAGCCCGGCCGCTGATCCGCTTGTGGGATAAGCGGATGCAGTACATCGGCACGGTCGCTTCGGAGAAGTCTGTCAACGCCGAGGAAATGATTCACGACACCGGCCAGGGCGATATCGTGCTGCGCGGCGACGACTGGCTCGTCGAGTTCCTGCGCGCCGACGTGCGCAAGGACGAGGATCTGCACATCACGATCGACCCTTACCCGCACCGCCGTAACTGGCGCTGGCGGTGGGGATCGAAAGTTGTCAACGCCCGCGTGAAGCGCGACGAGAACGGTATCCGCACAGTAACTTTCGAGTGCGCACACAACCGGGAGCATTGGAAGCACCTGTATTTCGGTGCCACGCCATTCATGCCACCGGAGGTGCAGCCGCTGCGCTCATGGCTGCTACCAGGCAACACGCGGACCATCATCGCCACAACAGGTTTCATCAATCTGGCGCGCAACTATTGGCCGGCGTTGGCGCTACCGACGCAGGCGTTCAATCCCGGCGCCTGGCTTGGGGAGAGCAGCAACCCGCTCAACCTCAACCCGTTAAATTGGCCTGTACAAATGCAATTCGTCAATCCGGTGTTCGATCAGTCGCGTTTCTCGGTCATCATGTCGCGCTGGTCTGATGCGCACAGCGTCACCGACGCAATGCTGAAAGACAGCGGATGCAACGTCAGGGCATACACGTGGTTGCCGGAAGATGAGGACAGCCCGCACCCCGAGCTGGCCGCCATCATCGGCGAGCAGGCCGCCCGGCCGAGCAGGGCGTGCATCGTGCTGGCCGTTGAGGACAAGAGCCGGCGGGCCGGCTGGACCGGCACAGCACTCGACGGGCCCATGAATCTCATTGGTGCCCTGGCCGATAACGCCGTGACCGAGTCCGTCTATCAGGTCATCGGCAACAACGAGGTGATCGACCCGCGGACCAATAGCCCGGCGCCGCCGATCATCAGCAAACTGCTCGGCGTCGCGCCCAAGCTGCCCGATATCACATTCCGCGACGGCAAATACTCGCCGATCATCACGAGCGAGCACAGCATGTTCCGGTCGAAAGCCTCGAAAATCCTTACAGGAGGCAAGAGTCCGGGGTGGGTCAACCAAACCCAGACCTTCCTTATCAAGTACGCCTTGTCAGAATTGTCGGCGCTGATCTCGCAAGGACCGTTTGCCGCGCAGGCCCCAGCAACTTCCGGTTTGGAGGAAATCTACCAGGGCCAGGCTGACAATATGCTGCTGGCCTTCGTCCAGGTGACGGATCCGGTGCGCGCCGCGGCCGCCGGCCCGTACGGATTCCTCGAACATTTCGAGCAGGGATCCGGCTCGGCCTACACCGTCAGCTCGGGATTGACTCTGCGAGAAGGCCATTGGAAAACACGCCCGTATCAGGCGTTCAAGGTGTCGGTGCGCAACGCGCGCCCGCACACCCTTTACTACGATTTCGACCTCGCCGATCCGGCGCTGTTCGAGATCGACGGCATTCTCTACAACGACCACGTCAGCGCCGTGAAGCTGCACTACGACGAGACCACACCCAAGACGTTCGACCTGTCTATCGGCGACGACTCAGAGTCGGAATCACCTATGGCACAAGTAACTCGCAGTATGCAGACGTTCTGGTCTGCACTGTCAATGCTGTTCGGATCAGGAGACATGTTCTAGTGACGCTGCCACCGCTGCCACCCATGCCGCAGATGAAAGAACCTGTGCGCAACACGCTGTCGGATGCGATGTACGAGATCGCCGAGCTGCTGCAGTACCCGACCGACAGCAAGGGCCGGCGCTACGACGTGCGCTACCTCATCCCGGTGCTGTCCTTTCACCTCGCCCGCGCCGGCTGCATCATCGACCCCGACCGCGCCGTCATCAAACCGCGCAAGGTGCCGCCGCCGGCCGAGTTCGAGGGCACCGGCTGGGGCGACGCCTGGGACGCGATCGAGTGGGTGGGCATCAACGAGCCCGAAAGCATCGACGACGAGCTGGCCGGCGCCACCGTCGACGACCTGCCGCACCTCTCCCCGGCGGCCCGCGCCGAGCTGATCCGACGACTGGGCGGCACGCCGGCCGACGGCGCCGCACCCGAGCCCGACCTCGACGAGCGCACGCCGTGGCGTGTCGAGACCGCCATCCACTTCGAGGACTAGGAGCCCACCATGCAGACACTCACCACCGGCGACGCCGTCGCCCTGTTCCAGACGCTGATCTCGGCGACGTGGTACGGCATCGTCGCCGACAAGGACATTCCCGGCGGCATGACCGCGACGATGGAAATGGTCGACGGCGAGGCCGTCATCACCACCGACGTGCTGATCGGCCCGCAGGGTGATCCTGGCGAGCCGTTCCCGATCGTCGACTTGCAATGGCCGGCACTGGAATCCGCGTCGGATCTCATTCCGATCAAGCCGACCCTCGACGAGACCGACAAGGGCAAAGCCTGGTGGATCGACACGCTGGTGTACGTGTGGACCGGCACCGATTTCACCGCGGTGCGGCCAGGGCCTGCCGGCCCGCCAGGAGCCACCCCCAACATCACGATCACGGCCGAAACGATTCCGATGGAAGAACGTACGGCTGAGTCCACCGACGAAGTCATCCCGTCGGGCACCTCGCTGAACCCGCATTTCAAGCTGCGGCTGCTGAGCCCGCAGGGCCCCGAGGGACCGTCGACGAACATCACCGGCGCACCCGACTACGACAACAGCTCGCCGCCCGAGGATGGGCAGACGCTGGTGTGGTCGGAGGTGCTGCAGAAGTGGCAGCCGTCGGACTACACCGCCAAGCACCCGCGGCTGTACACGGTGCCCGAGGCCGCGTTCACCGCGTTTACCGGCCTGGCGCAGCGTCAGCCGATCCTGACCTACGTCGTCGAGCCCCAGGACTACGCATGGGTGCCATACGTGGGCGGGCATTTGAAGGCGTTCGGCTTGGAGCTGGACGCGGATCCGCTGACCATCGGCTGCGAGGTCCGGTTGGGTGACCCGACGAGCGGCACGCTGATCGGGCGTGGCTTCGGCAACATCGCCAGTTGGACGACGATTCAGCCGCATTTCTCGACGAGCGGCGACCCGGCTTCCGCGGTGTCGCCCGACAACGGTGTCGCCCTGGTGCCGGCCGGCCAGCAGGCCCAGATCACCGTGAACCTGTACAACGACGGTCTGCTCGGGGCCTACATCTTCAACAAGACCGGCGCCCAGTTGTCGATTCTGACTGTGCCGCAGGGGGCCTGACCCGATGGCCTACACCAAGGAATACAGCACGATCGTGCCGCTGCAGGCCGGCGACGACCGCGACCTGGCGCTGTGGCTGGCGCGTGAGTCGTTCGACCGGCAGGCCGCCGGCGACGCCCTGGTGCTCGTCGACTTCGGGCACCGCGAGATCTCGCCCGACGACGTGCCGCCCAAGGTTGAGAAGCAGCTCGGCCGGCCCGTAACCGATTTCACGTGGATCCAATACACAGGGATGGGGCGGCGTGCCGAGACAACTTGATACCCGCGCGCTCGTCGTCGACCGCGACCCGACGTGGTCGCTGTTTCAGGGCGGGATCCCGAATCTGCCCAAGCTCGACGCCGAGATGCTGTGGCAGGGCTGGCTTGACGCCATCAAGCTGTACACCGGCATCGACCTGACCTCGCCTGCCGCGCTGGTTGCGAGCATCATCGACCTGCTGAACACCGGCGTCGAAAACGTCATCGCCACCATCACCCAGGCGTTCGGGATGCTCGCCACCGGCGGCGTCACTCCCACGCTCGACGAGCTGACGGCGTGGATCACTGAGAACGTGTTCGGGGCGATCAACCCCGGCCGGCTGCCCATGATCCCGCTGTCGCACATCGGCGAGCTGTCAGCGAACCTGTTGACCAACGGCGGCTTCGGCGACGGCGTCGCCATCAACGACCCGAGCGGCAAGTGGACGGTCGACACGACGACGTTCTACGGCGCCAGCGGCGGGTCGGCCCGCGTCACTGCCGACGGGGCGCTGCACGAGCTGCTGAGCATTGATCTGATTCAGTGCACGCCCGGCCAGAAGCTCGACCTGGCCGCCCGCATCAAGCGCGCCGGCGTGACCGCGGCCGCCGGCTCGATCCTGCTCGGCGTGCAGGCGTACCCGAATGCAGACGGCACCGGCACCCCGATCGACACGACTGTGGTTGCTGTCCCGTCGCCGAGCGGCACCGCCGATTGGACGCAGTACACCGGCAACTACGTCGTGCCGTCCAGCGGCGTGAAAAGCGTGCGGGTGCGCATTGCTGTGCTCGCCGGCGCCACCGCGGGCACCGTCAACTTCGATGACCTCTCGGCCGTCAAATCCGGCCTGCTGGCGATCGACTTCGTCGACGGCCTGGGCGACGAGCTGGGCGCGTTTCAGTCCGCGTTGGGGGCCGCCGTGGACGATATCGCCGACAAGCTCGGCCTCGGCACTTGGCAGGACTTCCTCAACCAGATCAAGGGCGGCCCCGGCGGCGTGATCGCGGACCTGATCGACCGCATCATTCACCTGGGTGTCGACGGTTCGTTCGACGCCAGCCAGCTCGGCAACATCAACAACATCCCGCCGGTGCCGGCTACCAACGTGTTCGGCGTCGGCGGCACCAGCAGCGTCGTCGATGCGTTTGAGCAGACATGGTCGCAGTTGTGGGGCGGCTTCGCCCGCTCCATCGGTGTCGACAAGTCCATCGCCGACGCCGCCAACGCGGCCACGAACGTGTCGGAGCAGGCGCAGACCGCCACCGACCTCGGCGTGTGGAACAACGCAATCCTCGGGCTGCGCAACAACAAAAGCCTCATGGAAGGCATGGACGAAACCAGCGAGTCGAACTTCCTGCTGTCCGACATGCTCAACGGCGCGGGTGACCCGCCGATTATCGCGGCGACAGCCGCGTCGGTGCCTATGTCGTTCTGGCGGGCCCGCGAGACCGCTACCAAGGGCTTTATCTCGTGGTTCGGCAAGGGCGTCACCAACGTCACCGCGCTCTACATCGACCTCTACAAGCTCAGCGCCGACAAGACCACATGGACGCTGTTTCACACCTCGGCCAATCAGATCGGCCAGTTCCCTGCGGGCGGCGCCTGGGCGCTCGGCCTGTACTACTTGCCGCAAGCGGCACGCTTCCAGGTCAACGCGGGCGACGTGATCGGCGTGGCCTGGCGCGTCACCGGCACCGGAACGCACAGCGTCGCAGGCAAGCTCGGCAGTTGGCTGCCAGCAGACCCGAGCACCTACCCGTCCAAGCCCGGTGCGAGCCGCACCGGCAGCGGCAACATCGCCGCCAGCTCGCTGACCTACACCGGCGACACGGCGTGGTTCGGCATCGGCATCGCCGCGGGTGACGTGCCGCCGCCGTATCAGGCGCCGCGCACCACCGAAATCTCGACGACTGGTGCGTACACCTACACCATCCCGTCCTGGGCCAACTACATCGACGTGATCCTGCTCGGCGGCGGGGCCGGTGGGCACGGCGGTAACGGCGGCAACGGCCAGGGCGGCGACGGCGGCCTGGGCGGCAACTGGGTCACCGAGACCCTGGTCCGCGGCGTCGACTTCCCCACCAACACAACCCAATTGACCGGCTACGTCGGCGCGGGTGGCGCGGGCGGTCCCAAAGAACAAGCCGGCGACCCCGGTGGAACGACCAGCAGGCTTCCCATCTCTGGCGGCAAGACGGGTGTCGCCGCCGGTGGTGGACTCAGCGGCGGCGGCTACGCCAGCACTCAGGCACAAAACTGGGGGATGACGCCCGGTAACCAGACCTACGGCGGCACAACCTACATCGGCGGCGCCACCGTCCTCGACGCCAGTGCCCAGAACGGCGCCCCTGGCAACGCACCCGGCGGCGGGGGAGCCGGCGGCGCTGGTGGTATCTACACCGTCGCCTGGGCCGGTGGGGCCGGCGCTCGCGGCGGTGCGTGGTTTGTAGCAAGGCAAAGCTAGGTGGCTTGGTCGACGACCCCGCCCACCGCTGAAAGGCGAGTGCGAGGCCGCGGCTGGTCGACGACGCCGGCGGCCGTGCTGCCGAGCGTGCCTCGGCCCGGCTGGTGGGTGCCGCATCGGGCCGGCTTCGACCTGTCTCTGTCGCCGCAGTTCGCTGTCGACAGTTGGGCGGTCATGCGTGCCACTGTCGGGCTGTCTGTAGCGCCGACGCTGGCGGTGGCGGGTGCCAGCCGGTCGACCGGCGCGTTTAACGTGGCTGTTTCTCCGCAGCTCGCTGTCGGCGCCGCCGGCCGCTCGATCGCCGCGGTCGGCTTGTCGGTCACCCCGACGATCAGTGTTGCCGGCGGCGAGCGGTATACCCGCACGGTCGGTTTGTCTGTCGCGCCGACGCTCGCGGTGGCTGGCGTCGAGCGGTACGCCCGCGGCATCGGTTTGTCTGTCACGCCGAGCATCGCGGTGGCCGGCGCCGGCCGATCCGTGGCTGCGGTGGGCCTTGCCGTCACCCCGACGTTGTCGGTGGCCGGCGCGGGCCGATCCCTCGCATCGGTCAATCTCGCTGTGACGCCGACACTGTCGGCGACGGGTGCGGGTCGATCGTTGGCGGGCGTCGCATTGTCGGTCACCCCGACACTCGGCGTGGCCGGTGCCGAGCGGTACACGCGCGGCGTGTCTCTGTCGGTCACGCCGACACTCGGCGTGTCCGGTGCCGAGCGGTACACCCGCACGGTCGCCCTGTCTGTCACGCCGACTCTCGGCGTGGGCGGGTCTGGGGCGTCTGCGGCGGCGGCCTTGCTGTCGGTGTCGCCATCAATGAGCTTCGGCGGGCAGTTCCCAACCCAGTCGCCAGTGCTTACCACCTTCACTACGGCTGGCGCGTTCACCTACACAATCCCGTGGTGGTGCAACAAGATTGACGTCATCTGCCTGGGTGGCGGTAACGGTGGGCGCAGCGGCGGCGCAGCCTTTGCTAACGGTGGCGGCGGCAAGAAGGGCGAATACGCCTCCACGACGATCACTCGCGGCGTCGACATTGCGTGGTCGGTTACCTCAATCACCGGCGCGGTGGGCGCGGGGGGCGGCGGCGGCGTCGGGCTGTACCTCAACGTCGGTGACCCCGGCGGCGCGTCAACCGCTACCGCATCGGGCTGGGGGGGAATCTCGGGCGCTGGCGGCAATGGTGACTGGACAACGGTTACCGACGACGGCGAGGGCGCAGGCAACCTGACCTATAACGGTCGGACATATGTCGGCGGCGCGGCGCAGACAACTATGGGCGCCCACAACAAACCCTCCCACGGTAAACCGCCGGGCGGTGGTGGTGCTGGCACAGCAGGCGGCTGGTTCACGGGTGGCTCACCGGGCGGCAACGGCGCCGCTGGCGCGGTGTGGATATACGCCTACCAAGGCTGAGTTTCAAGTCTCTCAACATTCCCGAAAGGATCGAAATATGGCAATTCCCAATGCAACACACCAGGCGGCAGCCGACGCCATCAAGAACCTCGGCAACTACGTTGCGCTGTTCACCGGCGCCGGTGGCGGCACCAACGGAGCCAACGAGGCCACCGGCGGCGGCTACGCCCGCCAGCCAACAACGTGGTCATCGACCGGCAGCGGCGGCGTGAACGGCAGCCAGGTTGCCATCCCCTGCGCCGCCGGAACGTACACCGAGGGCGGCGTGTTCTCCGCGGCCAGCGGCGGCACGTTCGTCGGCTCTAACCCGTTCGCCGGCGGCAGCGTCGTCGTATCCGGCTCGGGCGCTTCGATTCTCGTCACACCCAGCATCGCCGCATAGAAGGAGACACACCAGATGAATGTGCAAACCGATCACCAGATCCTCGGTTTCGGACACAACAAGATGCTGCTGCTCGACAGCGGCACGGGCAACGTGATCGTCGAGGCCAACCGCACTGCCGACGGCCAGCCGTGGACGGTGCACACCGACGGCGTCGACGACGCCACAGCAGCCAGCCGTTCGGAAGCGGTCACCGCAATGACCGAGCACGCGCTCGCTGTTCTGCCCGGCACCGGCTACTCGACGCTGCTCGCTAACGGCCTGCTCGACCTGCCGTGATTGAGGCCCGCTGTGTCGCCTGTGGTTGTCCCGCAGGCGATCACATTCCGCTGCGCTACGTCCTGGCGGCGTGGTTCAAGCACCGCATTCTAGGGAGGCTGTAGTGGCAAACCGTATCGTCTACGGGCGCAGTAACAGCGAGAACGGCTGGCCTATGGTCGACGCCGGCTCGTGCCAGTGGGTCACGGTGCCCGGCACCAACGTGTCGCTGCAGATCCGCGAGGGCCAGCCGGCGAAGATCCTTGGCGCGTTCGTCGCCGACATTAACGCCTACGTCGAGAATGTGACCGACGCCGACTCTGGTTGTTGGACACCGACAAACAGTGTTGCCAGCTCGAACCACCTGTCGGGCACCGCGTGCGACGTGTCGTGGAATCGGCACCCGTTCCATGTGCGTAACACCTACAACGCTGCACAGCGCGCCACAATCCGCGAGCTGCTCGACTGGTACGAGGACACCGTGTTCTGGGGCGGCGATTGGAACAGTCCGATCGACGAAATGCACTACCAGATGGGTTACGACACTTACGGTTCGCAGAACGTCGCTCGTGTGCAGGACTTCATCAACCGCAAGATCCGGCCCGACGGCTTCTCGACGTTCCGGCGTGGCGGCTCGACTGCGCCGGCGCCGGCGCCACAGCCGGCCGTCGATCAGGTGCAGGTGCTGGCGAACGCCACCGGGCTGTCGCGGGGGCGGGCCGCTGAGATCCTGCCGGCGGTCGTCGACGGCCTAGCCGCCAGCTCGTGCAAGAACGTCAACCGGATCGCAATGTGGCTCGCCCAGATCGGTCACGAGTCCGACAACTTCAACGCCACCGAGGAATACGACAAAGGCGACGGCGGCCGCACCGAGCGGTGGAAGTACCTGGGCAGGACATGGATCCAACTGACCTGGGCCTCGAATTACGCCGGTTTCTCGCAGTGGTGCTACGGCCGCGGCCTCGTCAACAGCCCGACGTACTTCGTCGACCGGCCGGCCGAGCTGGCCGAGCTGAAATGGGCCGGCCTCGGGGCGGCCTACTACTGGACCGTCGCCCGGCCGCAGATCAATTCGCTGTGCGACGCCCGCGATCTGCTCGCCGTGACCAAGGCGATCAACGGCGGCACCAACGGCCTGCCGGATCGGCAGAACCGCTACAACCGCGCGCTGGCCGTCGGCGACGCGCTACTCGCACTCGCAACTAGCACCAGCACACCAACACAGGAGGATGACATGGCCCAAGTGCCGCAAGAACAGTGGGATCGCGTCTACCGCGAGCTGACCCAACGCCTGCCGTCCCGCAGCCCGCTGCGCCACCTCGGCGAGGGCCCGGTCGACACGCTCGCCGGCTTCGTCCTGAACGCCGACGGCAGCGAGCACGTCGAGATTGTGCGGCTGCTCGCCGGCTACGGCCACCCGCCGACACTGGCGCTGCTCCGCGAGGTCGCCGGCGCGGATCCGGTGCGCTATCCAGACCGCCAGGAGGACCGCAAGCTGGCGCAGGCCATCCTCGCCGAGGTCACCGCCACCCCGGCGGCGCCGGCCGCGACGGTTGCCTCAGTGGCGCCGACCGAGCCGCAGATCGTGTACCTGCCGGCCCCGACACCCGAGCCCGTCGCAGCACCGCCGGCCCCGACACCCGAGCCCGTCGCAGCACCGCCGGCGCCGGCCGCCGGCGGCAGCACCGGCCAGATCATCGGCCAGGCATACGACGCCCTCGAAGCACTGCAACTCAGCGGTGTCCTCGAAGCCGCCGAGCGGGCCCCGCTGTCCGCACTCATCACCGTCCTGCAGACCAAAACCCAAGGAGCCTCAGCATGACCGCACCCGTCGTCGTCCCGTCCAAGCTCAAGACGTGGGTCGGCCTAGCCGGCTCGGCGCTGGCGTTCATCGTGCCGCTGGTGCTGTCGGTGCAGGACTACCTACCGCCGCAGTGGGCCGCCGCGATCGGCGCCGTCATCACCCTGCTGACCGCGCTGGGCGTGTACAAGGCGCCCTACAAGCCCGAGAACACCTCGATCGTGCCGAATGACCGCATCACCGTGAACGACGCCGGCCCCCAGGCCGTCATCCCCCCGGCCGGCGGCGACTACGTGAATCCCTGGCTCGCATGATCCTCGGCGGCAAGTGGGTCGGGCTCGGCCTGGGCGATGCCAGCCCCGAAATCCGCAAGATCAAGGCATACATGCGGGCGATGTTCCGCAGCTATGCCGGTCAATTAGCAGACACGGAACTGTACGACCAGCAGATGACCGACGCCGTGTTCGAGATGCAACGCCGCTACCGCGACGCCGGCAAGCTCGCACCCGAGCTGGTCAACGGCATCATCGGCGCCACAACGAAGTACGTCATGGGTTACCTCAAGCCGCCGGCGCCCGTCGACGCCCGCCCGGTGCTGTTCACCGTGTGCGGCACCGGCGTGCCGTGGTGGGTCGGGCCCGACGCCGACACTGCCCGCGCTGTCGAGGATCGTTACCTGTGGCAGCCGATCGGCTACCGGGCTGCGGCCGTCCCGATGGGGCCGTCGATCACCGAGGGCCGCGCCGAGCTACGCAACCAGTTCAACATTCACCGGGGCCGCGTCGAGCGTTACGGCGCTGTCCTGGCCGGCTACAGCCAGGGCGCTGTCATCACGTCCGAGTTCTGGGAGTACGACGTGAAGCCCGAGAACGGCAGCCATCACTGGGCGATGCCGTTCATCCGCAAGGCCGTCGCGTGGGGGAATCCCATGCGGGAGAAGGGCAAAGCGTATCCCGATCCCGGCGCGCAGATGGCCGGCTCCAACACCTCGGGCGTGGCAACCCCGCTGATGGTCGACACCCCGAGCTGGTGGCGCAACTACGCGCACGTCGGCGACCTGTACACCACGGCCAACGATGACGAGTCGCGCGAGAATAAGACAGCGATCTGGCAGATCATCCGCGGCACCCAGGTGTTCTCAGGCCCCGACAGCCTGCTCGCGCAGTTCTTGGAAATCACCAAAGCGCCGATACCCGGCGCGATCGGGGCGTTCAAAGCGATGTTCGACGCGATGGCGTTTTTCGGCAAACAAACAGGGCCGCATGTGAATTACAACGTCCAGCCGGCGATCGACTACCTACGCTCGGGCGCTGTGTGATCGTGTGCGCGATTCAAAAAAGGCTCGCGTCCTGGCCGCGGCGGTGTTGGTCATGTACTTGCTGACACCGCCGACGGCTCAGGCCGCCCCAACGAGCCCACTGTGTAAAGACGGCTCGTACCGCAGCCAGCATCCGCTGATCTGTGATACCGGCGGCGGCCCAAATCCGTTCATCGTTGGCGGCGGCGGGGGCCAGCGCGACGGCGGGCTGCTCGGCGCTGTGCGGCGGGTGCTCGGCGGCCTGACGGGCGGCATCCTATGAGCCCGAGAGTGCCCAACAACCGGGTCGACCGCTGGTGGTCTCGGGTAGCCAGCGATCGGCGCATCGACCACGGCCCGATGTATGTGTTCGTCACAACGGCGATGATGCTGATTTCGCTGTCGCTGATGCTGGTGGGCCCGGTGCCTAAATCGTCACTAGCCGGCCTGTCTGAGGCGACGCAGGATCTGCTCGCTATCGCCCTATTTCTCGGCTCGGCGACATGCTTCAACGGCCTGGCCTCGGGCACACGGTTCTGGCGCCCCAAGGCCAACAAACTGAGCTGCTATCAGCTTGGGATCGCAGGCACGCCAGCCGTTTTCGGCAGTCTCGTGGTGTACGGCTGGGCGACTATCGCCGCGACAACGTCGTGGGTGTCAGCGGTCTCGGGTGTGCTGCCGCCAGCGATCGCGCTCGGCGCGATCACCAACGGCATCACGTTCTGGCTTGAAGTGCGGCGCATCCGCAGGAACATGGCGACCATTCGCCGCGACGATAGCGGGCCCCTATGAACACGCAACTGATCGTCAACCTGCTGCTGGCGTCGGGCACCCTCGCAACGGCGCTGCTCGGTGTCATGTCCTACCGGCAGAACCGACGCAAGGGCGACGCCGATATCGAGCACAGCCAGGCGACGACGACCGAGGTGGTCAACCGCGCCGCGCAGATCAACGAGACCCGCGAGATGGAGCGCGAGAAGTTTTGGCGCAGCACGCTGGCCGACACCGAGCGGCGACTTGAGGGCGAGCTGAGCAATGTGCGCGCCGAGCTAGCCAACCTCAAGAACGGCATCAACAAGCACGTGTCGTGGGACTTCAAGGCGATCCGCGAGCTGCGGCTGCTGGGCAGCGATATCGAGGATCCCCCGTCGCTGCTTTACGTGCCTGACGACGACGAGAGGAAATGACCGCGGTGAGCGATTCTCTGGCCGATGAGCTGGCCGGCCTGCAGCCGATCAATGGCTGCAGTGTGTGCCGGTGGCTGTCCGAGCAGACCGAGCGGGACAGGGCGGCGATCGACGAATGGCTGGCCGCCGGGCGGGGCGTTACCTCGCTGTGGCGGGTGTGCCGCGACCGTGGCCTGACGATCGGCCGGCGCCGGTTCGCCGAGCATGTAGCGGACTGCCGTGTCGATAGCTGACGACCTGGCGGCGGTGCCGGCCGTCGAGGAACAGAAGTATCGGCCGCGCGTCGACTTCGACGGGCGCACCGCGTTCGTCGAGACCGGCGCCCAGGACGCCGCACAGCCGCCCGAATACGAGGATCTACTGCGACAGATCGGCCGAGACCCCGCGCGGTTCCGGCTCGCCGAGGTGCTACGCGAGTCGCACTGGGAGGTTCCCTATCGGCCGATCGAGGGCCAAGACGAGAAGGGCCGGCCCGTCTATGGCGAGCTGACTACCCGGTGGCTGCGCTCGTATCGGCTGCGCGTCGAGCCGGTCGACGCCGGCGGGGCGCCGGATCTTGAGGCCCTGGTGCTGGCGGCGAAGGCTAAGCGGGACAGCACAACCCGCGGGGCGCCGTACTGGCTGGTGTTTCAGGCCGGCGATCTGCAGCTCGGCAAGGTGTCCCGCGACGGCTCGACCAAGGAGATCGTCGACCGCTTTGTGCAGTCCGTTGAGGCGGCCAAGCGGGAGCTGCGCAGCGTGCGCCGGCTCGGCCTGGGCGGGGTGCAGATCTCGATGCCGGGCGACTGCATCGAGGGCTCGCAGAGCCAGGGCGGCCGCAACATGGCGTTTATGACCGGGCAGACCGTGACCGAGCAGACGCGGATCCTGCGCCGGCTGATGCACTACGCCGTCGACGAGCTGGCCGAGGTGCCGCACCTCTACCTCGACGTAGTCGGGGGCAACCATGACGATGCCGAGCGGCGTTGGAATGAGAAGCCCGGCGACAATTGGGCAACCGAGTGCGCGATCGCCGAGCGTGACGCCCTCGCCCTGGCGCCGGCCGTCTACGGCCACGTCGAGGTTCGGGTGCCCGAGCCGTGGTCCGGTTCGATGACCGTCCCGGTGGGCACCACGACCGTCACGGTGGTTCATGGACACCAGTTCCGGCAGCGACACAACGCGATGAAGTGGCTGGCCGAGCAAGCGGTGCACAACCAGCCGGCCGGCGCCGCCGACATACTGCAGCACGGGCACTTTCATCAGCTCAACATTGAGCAGCACAAGACCAAGACGATCATCGGCTCGCCGACGTTCGAGTGCGGCTCGGACTACTGGCGCGAACTGCACGGCGCCGAGAGCCGGCGCGGCGCCGCGGTGTATCTGCTGCGCGGCGGCGAGTTCAGCCGGCTGCAGGTGCTGTGATGCTGTGGTGGTGCTGCCTGGCACCGGCGCCGCACGCGATGATCGTGGTGCTGTGTGTGTACAAGGTCATCGTGCACGAGCGGGCTGCCCGGCGGCAGGGTGGGAAATGACTGCCGGCGACGGGATCCGCGCAGCCATCGAGGCGATGCTCGACGAATCGGGCGACGGCTACCAGCTCGGCCAGCTTGTGATCGTTATGAGTTTGGAGCACATCAACGCTGATGGGCAGATCGAAACGGTGCCGTGGTTGTGGGCGCCGCCGGATCAAGCTGAGTGGATGACCGACGGCTTGTTGAGCACGGCGCTTGATCTTCGCGCCACCGCGGATGAACACTACGACTGAGCCCGGCCCAGTTCGATCGAGGCGCCGTCCCATGTCACTTTGGGGCGGCGCCTTTTTCGTGTCCCGTGTTGACTTGGCTACACGAGGTGTAGTGTGTGGGGTGTTCTACACGCAAGTGAGGTTAGCCGTCTTGGCTGACCTCACATCGACGGGATAGGAGCCCACAGCATGACCATCACGCCATACCAGGAGATCGACATGGCCGTACGGCTGCCAGCAGAGCTACGCGCGAACATCGAGGAAACCTACCCAGGGCCCGGCGGCAAGCGTGAGCGTGAGGCCGCGTTCGCCGCTGCCCGCGCATACCTGGCGACCGAGCTGGACGCTGTCGGCGCCGGCGCGCAGCTCGCCGAGGCCCGCGCCGCGCTCAAGGATGCGATGGCCGCGGCCCGCATCGTCGCGCTGTTGGAGATCGAGGGCGGGGCGTTCGAGAAGTACGTCGCCCAGGATCTCGGCGTCGACCGCATGACCGTCCGCGACTGGCAGGGCAAGCGCCGGCGCTGACCACACCACGACAACGGGATAGGAGCCCAACATGTCGAACATCCAACCCAGCCCAGCCGGCTGGTATCCAGACCCGTACGGGGCGCCTCGCACTGTGCGGTACTTCGACGGCGGCCGCTGGACTGACCGCGTCCACGTCGAGCGTGAGCCACAAGCCACGGTGATCGAGGGGCCGAATCACGTCCTGCACGCCGTGCTGACGCTGCTCACCTTTCCGCTGTGCGGCGGCTGGGCGTGGGTGTGGCTGATCGTGGCCGCCAACAACCGCAAGCGCGTTCGGAACATTTACTGACGGGATAGGAGCCCACTGTGATTACTGACGACAACGGCATTGAGATCCTGCCAACCGACCGCGTGCATGTTGGCGCCGTCGGCTACGGGGCCCGGCACGCCGATTTCGACCGCATCAGCCACATCGTGCGGATGAACCGCACCCGCGTGGTCATCATCGACCACGACGGCAACGAGCGGGCGATCGGCGGGCCGGCGCTGTCGGTGATGCGCCGCGACGGCCTGCACGGCTTCGAGCACAACCGGATCCGGCGCCGGCAGCTCGACGAAGCGGTGCGCATCAACGGCCGCCAGCTCGCACGCGGCACCGAGGTGTCGATCCGCGGCCAGCGGGGCCGGTACAGGTTCCTGTACGGCGAGCGCACCGACGAGGGCAAGGTGGTGCTGCACTTCATGGGCGGGCCGGCCGGCCGGGAGCGGCTGCGTAGTTTCTACCCTGAGCGGGTCAAGACGGTGCACCGCGTCGAACGCACGAGGGCGGTCTCGTGAACGTCGAGCAGTTGCGGCGGGCCATCGTCGGGCTACCCGACGACATGCCGGTGCTGATCGCCGGCGAGTGCGGCGCCGACGACAACCCGAGCCTGTACGTCATCCCGGCGCGCATCGAGCGCAACGTGTACGGCAGCCATGTCTATGAGGATCACCGTAGCCCGTCCGAGCGGCGGGACAAGCTCGACGCCGCATCGGGCCGCAGTTACGAGAACTGCTCGGCGCTGCTGTTCAGCCAGTGGGGCAACGATGCCGGCCTGGATATCACACCGCGCACCGATCGCCCGACCATCATCGACGGCAAGCTGGCGCCGAAAACCCTCGCCGAGCAGTTGGACGCGGCCGAGTCGGGCGAACAGTTCGGCCAAGTTCTGTCGAACCTGTTCGGCGCGCTCGACAAGCTCAGGCAAGACGACGAGGCCGACAATAGTTAGCGATCGCCAACAATCGTTGACGGCAGCCCACAACGAACCGCCCCGCACTGGACTACACCAGGCGGGGCGGTTTCGTTCGTCTGCGGGCTACTCAGCGACCTCGGGGCACAGATTGCGCGCGGCCGCCCAAACAACCCGATCAGCCTTGGAACGCGACGCGTCGGTCTGCGCTGTCACCCGCGCCGAGATCGTTTCCAGCGGCGTGCCGTCCTTCATCTCCGAGCACATCGAGTAGCCGACGCTCAAGGCGGCCGCGCGGTAGTCCGCGGGCACCTGCAGCTCGTCGATGAAACTGTCGGCGTCGGCGTGGGCTGTCCCGGCGGCCGGCAGGGCGACGCCGGCGGCGAGCGCCAGGGCGATAACGGTGGTGCGGATTGCGTTCATGGTGCGGATCTCCTATTTCCGGTGGGTGTCAGGGTGTACCCAACCGAGAAACGAAGTAGGCCCCGGCTGGGTATACCTGTGGGTACACCTGCCGGGGCCTTACCCGCTCTGACCTGTGCGCCGTGGAGGTTTCGAACCTCCGACCCGCTGATTAAGAGACAGCCGTGTAAGGTCACCCCAACTGGTGTTTTCCCAGCGTAGCACGCCCTGTACTACCCGGTAAGACTCTGTAAGATTACCGCGTTGGGTACAAAACGTGGGTACAGGATTTCGCGGTGTACCCAAGCGGTCTGGGTACAGCTCGGGAGGGCAGCATGGCGACGAAGAAGAAGGCAACCAAGCGACGGGCACCGGGCGACGGCGGCCTGTTTCAGCGGGCCGACGGCATGTGGGTGGGCCGCGCGGATCTGCCGCCGGGGCCCGACGGGAAGCGCCGGCGCAAGACCGTCTACGCCCGCGACCGAGCCGACTGCCGGGAGAAGCTCGACGCGCTGAAACGAGAGATCGCCGAGGGCGTGGCCGTCGAGGGGCCGGCGATGACTGTGGGCGCCTGGCTCGACTACTGGATGGCGAACGTGCACCGCACCAATATCCGGCCCGGCACCCGTGAGGATTACGCGCGCATCATCCGCACTCACATCAAGCCGGCCATCGGTGACAAGAAGCTCGGCCGGCTCACGAGTGAGGACGTGCTCGCCATGCAGCGCCGCATCGAGGTGACGACGACGCGCACCGCCCAGATCGCCCACCACATCATCAACCGGGCCCTGACCGACGCCGTCGCCTGGCGCCGGGCGACACGCAACGTCGCCGCGGTGGTGCCGACACCGACGCACCGCAAGCAGAAGCGGGAGCCGTTCACGCCGGCGCAGGCCCGAGCGATCGTCGCCGCGGCCAGCCAGCTCGACGCCGAGCAGAAGCCGAGCCGGCCCGCACTGGCATCCCGTTGGGCGGCCGCGTTCGCCACCGGGGCCCGCAAGAGCGAGCTGCTCGGGCTGACGTGGGACCGCGTACACCTCGACGACGCCGAGGGCCCGTGGATCGACCTGGCGTGGCAGTTGCAGCAGCTTCCGCAGAAACACGGCTGCGGCGAGCCCGTCGAGAGTACGCAGACCGTAGGCCCCGACCCTACGAAACGCATACTCGTGTGGCCGTGCGGCCGTGAGCGGCCGGCCTACTGCCCGCAGCGCAGTTTCGACGTGGATCCCGGCGACGACTACATGGAGCTGTGGAAGGGCATGGCGTGGACGCGGCCCAAGACCACGGCCGGCAAGCGTGTCGTGCCGGTGCTGCCGGCGCTGGCCCGGCGGCTCGTCGAGCACCAGGCCGCAACAGCGGACGAACCGAATCCGCACAATCTGGTGTGGCATCACCGCGACGGCCGGCCGATCGGGCACAAGGACGATCACGAGCTGTGGCAGGAGGTGCTCATCACGGCCGGCGTGCGGGGGCCCGACGGCCCGCCGATCGACCAGCACCGCACCCGCAACACCGCGCTGACCACCTTGCTGAACGCCGGCGTCGATCCGCACATCGTCGACTCGACGATCGGGCACAGCGACGTGTCGATGACCCGCGGCTACCAGTACGTCGACCTGACCGCAGCCCGCCGGGCGTTCGACCACCTCAGCGATCTATTGGACTAGGCGACGGCGACGGCTCGTGCGGGCCGGCGAACCAGCGCGCCCGCTGCCGCCAGCTCGTGCCGCCCGACCATGACAGCGTGATCGCGGCGGCGCAGGTCAATCCCCACACGGTGAGCGCGACCGTGTGGGGATCGAGGCCGCCGAGGGAGGGAAGGGTCAGGATGCGCACGCCGGCGGCCGCGCCGGCCAGCGTCAGCCCCGCAAGCCAGACCTCGGCGTGCATCCGCGATTCGGGCACGTGCCGCAGGATTGTCAGGCCCCACACGGCCAGGCCGAGCAGGTAAGCCATCGCGGTGCAGAACACCACCCAGTAGGCCGTCAGCCAGCCGTCGACGGGCACCGCGATCAGCTCACTGCTGACCCCGTGACGTTTCGACGTGGCTGGGCTGGTGACTATTGCGGCAAGCATAAGGGGCGGTGCCGCCGTGAGTACCGGCGCGATACGGGCCATGAGCAGTCTTATGCCTGCGGCGTCGAGCAGCCGCACCCACACGTGCACCACGAGCGCCGCGGCAGCGAGTAGGCAGCAGACGTGGCCGAGCCACCCCAAGAGGTGCCACTGCCCGGTGATGGTGTAGATCCTCGACCCGATGACGTGGCGCCGAGCCGGCGAGTCGAGCACCGCGGCCACGGTCAGGAAGGCGATCGCCCATGTGGCGCCGCTATCCCAGTAGGACCGCCAGGTGCCGCGCCGCGCCCACAGCGACCAGACATTCACAACCAGCGTGACCGAAATGATTGCAGCCTGAGGCATTTTCGTGCATGGTTCCTATCCCCCCGACGGGTTTAGGTGAGTGCTTTTTTCAAGGCGTGTATCGGACTGAGGCAGCTAACTGTTTCAAATGCCTGGCGCATCAACCTGTGGGCGTATCTGGTCCCTCAGTCGGCGACGGCGGGGGCTCCCCACCTGAACCGTCGTCGCCGAGCGAGGGTGAGGCAGGCCGTTCGCGTAGTCGCTGACTGCGCCCTCGGTCACGTGGCCGTACTGCACAAGCAGCTCGATCGGGTTGAGGCCAAACACCGCGGCCAGCCTGATTAGGTTGTCGGCGCTGACGAGCCGGCCGTCGTCGCGCTGCTGGTAGTAGCCGGCGCGGGACACCCCTAACGCTTCAACAATCTCGTGGGGCTGTATTCGTCGCCCGGCCAGAAACGACAACACCGTGTCGAGCATCCGGCCCGGCTTGTCGCTATCCCTGTTCATGACACGCCACGCTAGTCCAACTTTGTAGACTGCACAACTGCCTTAAGCTGCAGCTATTTGCCTTATGCAGCAGTATTTACGTTCTCGATAGTGCAACGGTTGTCTACAAGCAGAGACAACAGTGCTACGTTAGGACACATGAAGCAGACCACCTACGAACTTCGGTGGAACCCCACCGCACTCGCAAAGCTGTTCAGCCGCAAGAAGATTCAAGACCGGACAGACCTTGCCAGGGCCGTCGGCATCAGCCGCGCCTGCGCCTACCGCACATTCGACACCGACTGGACCGGCCGAGCCACCAGCGCCGTCCTTGCCCAAATCGCCGGGGTTCTAAACGTGTCACCAGCAACTCTCGTCGAAACCACACCCGTCACAGCAGCCACCAGCAAGAAGCGCGCCGCATGATCGCCGGCGCCGAGGCCGAGCAGATCCTCGTCGGCCGTGAGGACGCCGCCCGGCTGCTGTCGCTGTCGGTGCCCGAGATCGACAACCTGCGCCGCGCCGGCCACCTCATCGCCCGCAAACACGGCCGCAAGGTGCTGTTCCCGCTCGACGAGCTGCGGCGCTGGGCCGCCAGCCTGCCGGCCGACGAGATCCGCTGATTCTTCCCGGCTAGCCGCCGGAAGCAGGCCGGCCCCGCAGATAGGAGCTGCGGGGCCGGTGACACCAACACAAGGGATAGGAGCCCTCGAAGTGCCAACCAACAGATTACCGCAGGTGCCGACCCTGGCCGAGGTGATTGACGCCGCCATCGGCGAGCGTGTCGCCGCCCACACCGGCATCGACTACAACGCCAGCCCGCTGTCGGTGGTGAGCACCGTCGCCGGTTTCGGTTTCGAGCTGGGCCTCGACCTGGCCCACGAGGCCGAGCTGGCCGGCCGCCGGGCCGCCCTCGGCGCGCTGCGTCCACTGCACACCGCCGGCCTGCAGGCGTTCGACATTGCCTCGATCGCCCTGCGTCCGCTCGACGTGTGGGATCAGCCGTCGACAATCGTCAAGGCCGGCCGGCGGGCCCGCACCGCGGCCCTCGCCCCGCTGCTGCTCGCCAAGGTGGCCGGCCTGTGAGCAACGAAGCCAAGAACGCCTGGTCTGTCGTGATGCTGTTCGCGCTGATGATCGTCCTGGGCGCCGTCATCGGGCTCGGGTGGCTGTCGTGAACGCATTCCGCGGCATGTTCTACGCGATCGCGTTCAGCTCGATCATCTGGCTGAGCATGGCCGCCGTCGTCTGGTGGGTGTTCTCATGACCGCCCCGATCGTGCTGACCCGCGACGAGATCGACACCGCCGGCGACACCATCGCCCGAGCCATCGGCCAGGGCAGCAGCTACCGCGGCGCACTGATCGAGGCCCTGGCCGCGATCAACGCCGGCCGCGACAAAGCCAGCCGGCGGGATCCGCACGCCGGCGAGCTGCGCATGTCGCCGATGGGCACCTGGGCCCGCCGCGAAAACGGGCGGTGGCTGCTGCTCTACCCGAGCGGCGAAGTCCTGCAGGGCAGCGACGAGCAGGTGCTGACGTGGCCGCTCGTGAAGGGATCCCTCAAATGACCGGGCCCGCGCTGATCGTCCTACCCGTCGACAACAACACCGGGCTGTACTTCCGCGGCCCCGGCGTCGACGACGAGCTATTCGCCGACAGCACAAGCACGTTCGAGGTCGACACCTCGGCCGGCCGGCGGCTGGCGTTTCAGTTCGATCCGCACCGCCCGATCTGGGCGCGTCACGTCGACAACGTCGTCGGCGTGTGGTCGTGCAGCTACTACCGGCCGGCCCCGTCCGACCGTGCCGTCCTGCTCGCCCGGCTCATGCCCGGCGAGCGCATCGAATCAGTGAGGAACACAACCCATGCCTGAGAACGAACCGACACCGTACGAGCGCGCCGTCCTGGCCGGCCTGCAGAACCTGCGGCACATCTACGCCGGCACCGTCCCGGCGGCCGTCAAAGCCGACCGGCGCCGCCGCAACAAGCTGGCCCGCCTGTCGCGCCGCATCAACCGCAAGGCCGGTCGCTGATGGCCCGCCGCGCAGATCAGCAATACGCCTCGGCGACACGGGATATCCGCGACACCCTGGCCGACAACACCCACGTGCTCGACGAGTTCACGCCGGTGCTGCACGACGGCGCCAGCACCGACGACGTGTGCAAGCTGCTCGGCATCGAGCCTTGGACACCGAAACATCACCTCAAGAAGCACGCCGACGAGCTGGTGGCCGCCGGGTATGACCCCGACGAGCGGACGTGGTCACGGCAGGCGATCATCCGGCTGGCATTGCTGACCCGCGGAACGAACAGCGCCGAAATCTCTGCCGCCGCCGGATTCGTTCGGGTGTCACCGCGGCCGCACAGAGGGTTAGGCGCCAGCCACGTGAACCGCTGCAAGCGTCTGCTCGAAATCGCCACCGGCGCCGCGCAACACGTCAAGGAACAGGATCCGGCCGAGCTGTGGCTGCAGCTCGACGAATTGAGCCGCTACGAACTGCAGGCCGTCGCTGTCGCCCTGGCGGCGCTCGTGCCGATCGACAAGCCGGGCGTGTTCGACGTGCTCACCAAATCCGCACCGCACCAGTCGAAGCAGTACGGCGGCAACGGAGCGGCTAACGGCCTGGCGCAGCTCGTGCCGGCCAAGGGAAACGAGCCGATTGGAGAGATCGAGGCATGACAGAAGCAGGAGATCCGAGCACCTGGCGCGACTACCCGCACGGCACGGCGTTCGACAAGTACCTCGGCATCGAGGTGGCTCGCGCCGGCCAGGGGCCCGAGGACGACGACGACCAGTTCGACTACACCGACGGCGACCTCGACCGGCTGCTCGTCGAGATGGGACACACCCGGCACAGCGTCGACCGTCAAATCGACGACGTGCTCGTCAGTTTCGAGGCCGAGCGCCAGGCCGCGATTCGCCGGCATCCCGCCGGCAAAGCGCAGCGCATCGAAAAGTCGCTGCTCGACCACATGATCGACAAGATTCTGCAGCCGATCCCCGACGAGGACAAGGCGATCCTCATGGGCGAACCCGAGCCCGACGATGAGGCCGCCGAGCTCGACGAGCTGCTCGCCAAGTACGCGCACAGCGACGAGAGCGCCGCGCAGTGGCGCGCATACCTGCTCGGCGACACCACACCGAAAGCCACTGAGCAGCGCGTCTACTACATCGCGGGCCCGATGACCGGCTATCCCGAGTGGAATCACCCGGCGTTCTACAACATGGCCGCACGGTTGCGTTGCGCCGGCCACCGCGTTGTCTGCCCGGCCGAGCTGCACGACGCCAGCGACGAGATCGCCTGGGACTGGTATCTGCGCCGCGATCTGGCCGAGCTGGTCAAGTGCACGCACATGCTGCTGCTGCCCGGCTGGGAGCGCAGCAAGGGCGCCCGGTTGGAGCACACCGTCGCCGAGGCCCTGGGCTTGGGCATCACCTACCCGCACGAGACCGAGGAACTGTTCACATGAGCGACAACGAAACGATGAACGTGTCGACCACCGGCGGCCAAAAGGCCGGCAATCTTGAACGGTACGACCTGATTCCGGCCGAGCCGCTGCGCCGGCTGGCCGAGCACTACGGCCGCGGCGCCCTCAAATATGCGGACGACAACTGGCGCAAGGGATATGACTGGCGGCTATCGTTCGCAGCCCTGAATAGGCACCTGTGGCAGTTCTGGGCCGGCGAGGATATCGACGCCGAGACCGGCACCCCGCACATCATCGCGGTGGCCTGGCACGCATTCACGCTCGCCGAGTTCGCCGAGATCCATCCCGAGTTCGACACGCGGCTAACGACTCTCGACGACCGCGCGGTGCGGCACGCGGGCGTCAATTCCCTGACCCGCGGCGAGTAGCTGGGTGTCGCGGCTGGTGACGACACCGTTACCAGCCGCGGCGTCGAGCCCCTCAAACACAACATGTTGTATCCCGGCGTGTCTCCAACCCCCATATGTAGTGTTTTCCGTCTAAGCCCGAGAGGACGTTATGCCCGACATTTCCGCAGTTCGCCAGCACGTCGAGATCCTCAAGTACGTCAAGGCTGAGAAGGCGAAGCTGACTGAAATCGAGTCCGCGGCAAGGGCTGTCGTCGAGGAAGCCCTCGGCGACGACGAGACCGGCGCGATCGACGGCGAGCCTGTGGTGCGCAACAAGTTCGTCAAGAGCAACCGGCTGGATCAGAAGCTGCTCAAGAGCCTGCACCCCGAGATCGCGGCCGAGTGCATGGCCGTATCCGAGTCGCGCCGTTTCGAGGTGCTGTGATCGCCCGCATTGCTGTCGTCGGCTTGTTCATCTTCGGCCTGGCCGTGTTCCTCCTGGGACTAGCGGAGGCATACAAGTGAAACTCGTTGTGCGCCTGAACGTGTTCGGCCTGACCCTCGCCACGATCGGCGTCGACCTCGACCTGCCCGACACTGACCCGGCGGCCCCGCCGGCGCGCGTTAGCCGGCCCGTGAAGGCGATCAGCCGCCTATGGGTGCGGGGGATGACCGCGTGACCGCCGCATTCTTCGCCGACGACCTCGTCGACGTGCCGGCCAGCAAGACGGCCGACGCCGAGCTACTCGTCGACCTCAAAGACGTTCTACGCCTGCAGTACAACGCCACCCCGCGACACCTGCAGAAGGCCCTCGGCCCGTCCGAGGTCGGCCACCCGTGCGCCCGGCGGCTCGCCGGCGGCCTGCTCGGCCTCGAACGCATCAACCCCGAGGGCGATCCGCTGCCGTCCTGGCTCGGCACCGCCGGCCACGCCCGGTTCGAGGACGCTGTCGCGCTCGACAACGCCCGCATCATCGCCGACTACATGGCGCACTTTGACGCCACCGGCAGCCGCACCGGCGGGCCGCGCTGCACCTGGCGCGACGGCGCACCCGTCGGCCGCTGGTTCTCCGAGCGCCGCGTCACGATCCGCGGCGACCTGGCCGGCACCTGCGACCTGTTCGACACGTGGACGAACACCGTGATCGACCTCAAGTTTCCCGGCGCCAGTCGCTGCACCCACTACAAGAAACACGGCCCGACGCCCGAGTACCGGGCCCAGGCGCACATGTACGGCCGCGGCTACCGCAACGAGGGCTTTCCCGTTGAGCGCGTGGCGATCTGGTTCCTGCCGCGCGGCGGGATGCTCGCCAGCTCGTTTGTCTGGTCCGAGGCTTACGACGACGCGATCGTCGACGGCGTCCTGGGCAAGCTCGACAACATCGCCGTGCTGCTCAACGACCTCGATATCGAGCGGCACCCCGAGCGGCTGGCCCTGGTGCCGGCCAACACCACCTCGTGCACGTTCTGCCCGTTCTGGTCACCGCGGCCGGATCCGCTGATGCGTCCGCACGCCTGCGCAGGTCAAGGAGCAGTCAATGCCTAACTACAACACCGCGTTTCGGGCGAAATATCCCGGCAAGTGCGACACCTGCGGCGAGATCGTCGACGAGGGCGACATGATCCGCGTGACCGACGAGCGCACCATCGTGCACGCCCAGGCCGACGAGTGCTCGGGGGAGATCCCCGACGCCGGCGAAGCCTGGCGCAGCGTTCCGGTGTGCACGCTGTGCTGGACGCAGCACCGAGGTGAATGCGCATGACCAAGCGCACCATGTCGTTTCGCATCAAGCTCGACACACTCACACCCGAGGTGCTGGCCGCGCTGTTCTCCCCGGCGGCCCTGCTGGCGCTCAAGTTCCGCGAGCTATACGGCCGGCACTGGTATCTCGGCGGCATCGAGTGAGCGGCTGCAAAGCGTGCGCCACGTTCCACCCCGACCGCTGCCCGACCCACAAGGAGACACCCGTGGCTGACCACGTCTGCAAGGGCGACGACTGCGGGATCTGCGACTACCGCATCACCGAGATCGAGTTCTCGCGCCAGTACGCCGACGAAGTCGATTCCGACTTTTACGACGGCACCTAGAGACCCCACCGGCCCGGCGGTGGTGAAACAACCGGGCACGCAATGTAAATCAGTGAATCCCGAAAGGAACACACCAAGGTGAGTAACGAAATTGCTGGCTTCTTCGCCGGCGGCGGCGCCCCGACAGCCAAGTTCAAGACCATCGGCGACACCGTCGGCGGCAAGATCGTCGAGGAGCCGCGCATCGAGCAGCAGCGCGACTACGAGTCGGGCAACCCGTTGACGTACGACGACGGCAACCCGCGGATGCAGCTCGTCATCACCGTGCAGACCGATCTGCACGATCCGACGCTGAACGACGACGACGGCAAGCGCCGGCTGTTCGTCAAGGGCGCCATGAAGGCCGCCATCGGCCAGGCCCTCAAGGCCGCCGGCGCGGGCGGGCCCGAGGTGGGCGGCGAGCTGTTCGTCACCTACACCCACGACGGCGAGCAGAAGAACCCGCGTCTGTCGCCGCCGCGGCAGTTCACGGCGAAGTACACCAAGCCGGCCGCCGGCGCGTCGTTCTTCAACGGTGCACAAGGGCAGCCGGCCGCGGTGACGCAGGCGGCGCCGGCCGCTGCCGTGCCGGCCGCTGCGCCGACTGGTCTGGAAGGTCTGAGCCCCGAGGCGATCGAGGCGCTCAAGAACCTGCAGTCCACCCAGCAGTAGCTGAGACACCCCGGCGGCGGCCGCTCTACGCCTGGCAGCCAGCGCGGCCGTCGACCGGGGCCCTCACCCCTCCACACGATTGAAGGAGCGAACAAATCATGGCAGCCCCCCCGATCACCGTCTACACCACCGGCCCGCAGTGCATGAAGTGCAACCTGACCAAGCGGCAGCTCGACAACCTCGGCGCCGAGTACGTCGAGATCCGGCTCGATCAGGAGCCCGAGATCGCCGACCGGCTGCGCGAGAACGGCTACGCGATCGCCCCCGTCGTCGAGGTGCTGACGCCGGCCGGCATGGACCGCTGGTCCGATTTCCGGCCTGACCGGATCACCGCCGCAGCGCGGGCGGTGGCCTGATGGGACACCGGCAGAAAGGCAAGGGCGGCAAGCGCAAGCGGTCGTGGCACCACCTCGGCAACCAGGATCGGATCTTCCGGCGGGCGATCACCGCGCTGGACAACGCGCAGGCCCGCGCGATCGACAGCGTCGAGGACGCCTACGCCGGCGAGCTGGTTGCTCGTGGCGCGTAGGAATCTGGCCGCCGAGCAGCGCAACCGGCTGATACACGAGGCGATCATCGAGCACCGCGCCGGCGGCCGCTGCGAGTGCGACGGCCTGTGCGGCAAGCAGCACGACGCCGGGCGCTGCCCCAACAAGCAAGGGCACGAGGCGCTCGACGGCCGCCGGCTCGTGGTGTCGCTGATGGTGCTGCAGCTCGACGAGCACCAGGGCGAGGTCGACACCAACCTGGCCGCGCTGTGCCAGGGCTGCGTCAGCCGCCGGCGGGCCCGCATGGCCGCGCTGGCCGCCGAGGCCGACGAGCGGCGATCCGTCGAGGCGCAGCACGAACCGCTGTTCGAGCTGACCCCGTGACCGGCCCGGCGTCGGGCTGATGGGCACGCGGCGATCCCGCAGGAGCCCCGCCCGGCGCCGGCCACCAAGCCAACCCATCCCGTGACGGCCGAGAGGACTTACCCGCCGTGAACTTCGCAGACCTGCTCGACACGCTCGGATTCACGGGGGGTGAGTTCGTCAGCCTGCTGACGCTTGACCGCGACGGCAACCCGCACAGCCGCGTCGTCGACGCCGCCCAGGCCGCCGAGGTGGCCGCCGGGCTCAGCGGGCCCGACCGTAACGCCTATTTCGGTGTGTGCCCGACCCGTGGGCCGGCCCGCGAGAACGCCGGCCGCGGCACCGCTGTCGACGTGACCCGCCTGTCCGGTCTGTGGATTGATCTGGACGTGAAGCCGGGCGGCTGCGCCGACTACGGGCAGGCCCGCGCGATCATCGCGGTGCTGTCCGAGATGCTCGGCACCGCCCCGTCGGCGATCGTGCGCACCGGGCACGGGCTGCAGCCGTATTGGCCGATCGAGGACGGCGCCCTGGGCGCCGAGCATGGACACCTGAAAGCGACCGCGCTGCTGCGCCGGTTTCGCCGGCTCGTCGACCGCGTCGCCGAGGCGCACGGCGCCAAGGTCGACAACGTGTTCGAGCTGGCCCGGCAGCTACGGCTGCCCGACAGCTTCAACATCAAGGACACCGACCCGATCGCGGTGGTGGCCGAGCAGGCACCCGGCGCACCGCTGACCGTCGCGCAGATCGACGAGGCGCTGTTGGCCCAGGGCGTCGTCGAGGAAGCCGGCGACCGCACCGACCGCACCACAGCCGCCGAGGCCGTGTCGACGCCGGCCGGCTGGGAGTACACGACGGCGCCGTGCCAGTACGCGGTGCAGGCCATCAAGGCGTGGAGAACCGACACCCCGCCCAAGGGCCGGCATCAGTGGATGCTCGCGCAGCTCACCCGGCTGGCCGCGTTCCACCGGGCCGGCTGCCTGACCGCGGAGCTGCACGCCGAGGGCCGCCGGGCGATCGCCGACAGGTTCGCCGAGATGTGCAACCAAGGCATCGGGGGAGATCCGCGGCCGGTGAAGGTCAACGCCTACAACGGCACCGACGAAGTCAGCGAGGCCGTACCGGACAGCATCAGGTGGGCGTCGGCGATGAGCGACGACCACCTCGACGGCGAGGTGGGCCGGCACTTGCCGCACCTGTGGCAGATGGCGCCGGGCTCGAGCCCCGAGCCTCTGACCAGCACAAACAGCCCCGCAAGCCCCGCTGATGGATCTCCCGGCGGCCAGGCCGGCCAGCCGGCGCCCGCACCGGCCCCGCAAGCCGCGCAGCCCGGCCTCGACGCGTTGACGCAGTGGCAGCGCACCGACGCCGGCAACGCCGACCGCATGGCTGCGAGGCACGCCGACAGGCTGCGCTACTGCCCTGATATGGGCCGCTGGCTGGTGTGGGACGGCGCCCGCTGGGAGATGCACGCCGACGACAGCCCGGCCTGGCAGGCGGCCCGCGAGGCGATCGAGTCGATCAAGCCGGCCGACGATGACATTGCCAAGCACATGCTGCGCAGCCTGGCGACTACGAAGCTGCAGGCGATGATCGCCCAGGCCCGCCGGCAGGCCGCGATGATGGTGCGCGTCGACCAGCTCGACGCCGACCCGTACAAGCTGAACACCCCTGACGGTGTCGTCGATCTGCGCACGGGCGAGCTGCTGGGTGTGGATCCCGACGGCTGGCACACCAAGACGACGGGCGTCGGTTTCAGCCGGGCCGGCCACGCACCCGAGTGGTCGAGGTTCCTGCGGGACACGTTCGGCGACGATATCGAGCTGGTGGCCTACATGCGCCGGCTGGCCGGCTACGCCGCCCTGGGCGCTGTGACTGCTCACGTGCTGCCGTTCCTGTTCGGATCCGGTGCGAACGGTAAGAGTGTGTTCCTCGATGTGCTCAAGCAGGTGCTCGGCGACTACGCGATCGTGGCGCCGGCGACGTTCCTGCTGGCAGGCCGCGACGATAAGCACGAGACCGAGATCGCCCGGCTGCGCGGCGCCCGGCTGGTGATCTGCTCCGAGATCAACCGCGGCAGCAAGTTCGACGAGGCCAAGGTAAAGGCCCTGACGGGCGGCGATCCGCTGACCGGCCGGTTCATGCGGCAGGATTTTTTCGACTTCATGCCGTCGCACACGCTGTTTTTGGCCGGCAATCATCAACCGGAGGTGAGCGCCGGCGGCACTTCGTTCTGGCGGCGGCTGCGGCTGATTCCGTTCACCAGGACGGTGCCCGAGGATCGTCGCGTCGAGGGCCTGGCCGAGCTGCTGGTGCGCAACGAGGGCCCGGCGATCTTGTCGTGGATCGTCGACGGCGCGGTCGAGGCCGCCGGTGTCGGCCTGGTCGACCCGCCAAGCGTGTTGGCGGCGACGCAGGAGTACGCCGCGCAGGAGGACAGCATCGGGCGGTTCGTCGAGGAATGCTGCGAGGTCGGCGGCGGCTCATTTGTGCGGGTGAAGTCGAGCGTGCTGCAGGGCGCGTATCAGAAGTGGTGCCGGCAGAACGGTGAGAACGAGCTGTCGTCGACGGTGTTCGGCCGCGAGCTGGGCGCCCGTTTCCCGGCGGTGAAGCCGATCCGGTCGAACGGTACGCGGCTGTGGTCGAACGTGTCTCTGGCGCCCGAGTGGCTGCCGGCGTGGGGCGGTTTCGGCGATGACTAGCAAACTCGTTTATCCGGCACTGCTATCCGGCACTGCCCAGTGTCGGACAGTGTCGGATAAGTGTCGGATCCAGTGCCGGTTATTTTCGGCTCGTTTCCGCAGGTCAGACGCCCTAAAGTGTCGGATAGTGTCGGATGTTTCCGAGATAGACGTACTACACGTTTTTGGCGCTGTTTTGCCTGGTCGCGTGAGGCCGGCGCAAAAAGCTGGGGGGATATGTAACCATCCGGCACTGTCCGACACTGTTGGGCCTCTCAGCAAACTGTGGCGGCGTGATGGCTCGTAAGCGGAAGCCGGCGCCGCGGGTGGCTCGGGGCGAGTGCCTGATCGACACCCCGATGAAGCCGGCGAGCTGCCGGCGCTGCGGCGGCCAGGTGCTCGCCGGCTACGTCAGCGGCACGGCGACGCAGTTGGATCCGGCGCGGATCTCGGCGGCCGGCGAGTTTGTCGCCACGGCGGCCGGCGTTCTGACGTACGAGATCGACGAGTCGTCGGTGCGGTTCGGCCGGATCGCTCGGATGCGCCTGGCTTACAAGATCCGCAAGGGCTGGCCGGCTGAGCGGTTTGTGCACGCCCGGCACCGCTGCGGTTTCGTCTGGCCGCCGGCGCTGCTGGATGACCGGCCCGAGTTCTCGGCGACGAGGTTCCCGCCGCAGCCGATCGAGTGCCCGTTCTGATGGCGGCCGAGGTGTTGTGCAAGGACTGCAAGGCCGAGGGTGTCACGTCGGCCAGGCCGGCGCCGCATCCTGGGCCGCGGTGCGTGACGCACTGGCGGGCTGTCAAGAAGGCCCGGCGGCAACGCGCGCACGGCCGGCACGTCGAGCGGACCTACGGGCTGACGCCGGCCGAGTATGCGGCGCTGTACGCGGCGCAGGGCGGCCGCTGTTTCATCTGCCAGCACGCGACGGGCGCGCGGAAGGCGTTGGCGGTGGATCACGAGCACAACCGGCCTGGCTGCGATCACGCGCCGTCGGTTGGGTGCCGTGAGTGTGTGCGCTGCCTGGCGTGCACGACGTGTAACCGGATTGTCCTCGGCCGCTACAGCGTCGAGGCGTTGGCCCGTGCGATCACGGTGCTGATGAACCCGCCGGCGCGCAGGGTGCTGGCGTCACCGATAGGAGAGGTGTGACGGGTGTGACTGCTGTGACTGAGGTGGTCTCGTGATACGGGACTCGGTATGGCTCACCGACGAGGAAGCGCAGGCCGCTAACGCGGCGATGCGGGCGATCGACTGCGGGGCGCCCGGCGCCCGGCCCGAGCAGGCGTTGACGGCTGCGCTGGCCGCGGTGAACAAGGTGCGCAGCCGCGACAGGTTGGCGTCGGCCGCGAGCAGCGCGGTGTATGAGGCGCTGCGCCCATTGGTGGGCCGTAAGGACTTCATCGAGATCGCGGTGACGGTGCGTGACCGCCGCGAGGACGAGCTGGTGGCGCAGGTGACGGTTGAGGATGAGAGGGGCCGGCGTGGCGAATGAGTGCAAGGCGTGCAAGGGGCGCACCGAGCTGGTGGTGTGTTGGAAGTGCGCGAAGAAGCTGCGCCGGCTGTTGGTCGGCCAGGACGATCAGCCCGGCCTCGACTGGTACGCGGACAGGTTGACTGAGCAGGCTTACGGGCAGGCGAAGATGGGGCGGCCGCAGCGGCAGTCCGGCGATCGGCCGGCGCCGTTGCCGTTCGACGGCAGGTCGTCGGATCTGCTGGCTGAGATCACGGCGGCGACGAGCGCCTGGGCGTCGGCGCGGTTCGGTACGTCGGGCCGTACGCAGTTCTCGCCGGCGGTGTACTGCCAGGCCCTCGCCAGGGATCCCGGCGAGTTGATGAAGCTCGACGAGGCGCCGCAGATGTTGCAGGACGCGGAGCGGTTCAGCGCCAGGGCGCGGGCGGCGATCAACCGGCCGCCTGACATTTACTGCGGGCCGTGCCCGGCGACGCTCGAAAACGGGAAGGTGTGCGGCACGGAGCTGCGCGCCGATGAGGGGGAGCGGTTTGTGCAGTGCCGGCGGTGCCGGGCGATGTACGACGTGGAGGGCATTCGGGACAGGCTGCTGGCGCACGTCGACGATGAGCCCAAGACGGCCGCGGATCTGCTGCGGCTGTTCCGGTGGCTGGGTGTCGACGTGAAGCGGTCGACGTTCTATCACCGTGTCGGCCGGATCCCGCCGCGCATGTTTCTGCACAAGGACGGCAGCCGGAACATGCGCCGGCTGGCTGGGTCGACGGCGTTGTACGCCTACAGCGATGTGCGGGCGTTGATGGCCGGCGACGGCGGCGCCCAGGACGACGGGCCGGCCAGTGCGACGCAGCGGAAGCGTACGCGGGCCCGCCGGCAGCGGGTGGCGTCGTGATCGACGAGGGCGCCGCGGTGGCGGTAACGCTGTTCGAGCGTGCGGTCAAGAATGCGAAGGCCCGCGCGTGGTGGCAGGGCCGGCCGATCGAGCATGACGAGGCTGTGGCCCAGGTGCTCGCCGAGGTGGCCGGCGAGTGGCGCCGGATTGAGTCGCGGGCGTTCCCGCCGGGCAAGGTGTTCCGGTGATGCCGGCGGCGCTGGGCCCGTGGCTGGCCGGCGAGCGGGTCGAGGTGTACAGGTGCCGGCCGCGGGGCGACTGGTCGATCAGGTTGCCCGGCGGCCAGGTGATCGGGCACGCCGACGAGGTCGACCTCGACGAGGTCGAGTTTCGGGTGCAGCCGGCCGGCCGTGAGCGGGCCCGCGCCGAGAAACGCCGGAATGTGCACGCCTACGTGGTGGGCCGTGTGGGCGCCGGCGCCCATGCGGGCCGGCCGGTGACGTACAGGCCGGCGGTCGACGACACGTTCGTGTGGCTTGATACGGGGGAGCCGGTGCATCGTGCGGCTGCGGTGACGTTGCACGCGGATGGGTCGGCGACGGCGCTGGTGTAGCAGATTGCTTCATTCCACCAATCTGAAGCAACGTGTTGACACGTCTACATTCTTGTGTAGAGTCGTCTATATCAGCACTGAGGGATAGGAGCCCACAACATGATCGACTACACCACCAGCGAGTTCGCCGCCGCACTGCTCGACCTGATCGAGCTGCGCAAGGACACCGACAAGGCGTTCGCCACGTATCAGCGCGTGATGCCGGTGAACGTCAACGAGCGCACCGAGGAACGCCTCAAGTTCGACCGCTGGCAGATCCTCGACCGTCGGACCCGCCAGGCCCGAGAGGCCCTGCTCGCCTCGGGCATCGTCGAGCCGGTGCACAGCGACGCCGGCACCCGGCAGCGTCACCGCGTCAGCGAGCTGCTCAAGGCCGCCGTGTCGCACCAGGCCGCCAAGGCCGCCAACGATCTGCTGACCTCGCTGCAGTGGAAGGCCCACAAGGCCGCCGAGGCCGCCGCGGCTGTCTGAGTTCGACCGGCCGCCGGCAATCCCGCCGGCGGCCAACCTCAACGGGATAGGAGCCCGAAACATGACCACACCAACGATCACCGGCGCCACGGCCGACATGCTGACCGATGTGCGGCTGCTGGCCGCCGAGCTGGGCTGGACCGGCCTGATCGACGCGCCGAGTAACGGCAACGTCGGGCACTGGGCCCGCGGCAACTGCGAGCTGGTCGTGGCGTTCACGCGCCGCGGCACGATCGCGTGGGCGTACATCGACGAGTACGCGGGCGTCGACGTGGCCGACACGTACCTGCGTGGCAAGCTGCAGGCCGCCCGGCGGGTGGCGATGGTGCACGGTTCGCCGACGACGCCGGCGTGCACATTGCTTCGGACGATGTGCATGGTGCACGAGCACAGCATCTAGACGGCCGCGGGGCCTCGCATCCTGGGGGAGCGGGGCCCCGCGCGCCTCGGTGTTGACATGTCTACACACTCGTGTATAGTCGTCTACATCAGCAAGTCAACGGGATAGGAGCCCAACATGACCACCACGATGAACTGGACAAAGGCCGAGGCCAAGGCCAGCGACGCCGAGTACGCCCGCCTGACGAATATCGCTTACGACGCCTACGTCGCGCTGGACGCGGCTGAGAAGCGGGCGATGAGCGCCGCCGGCGCGACGATGGCGTTCCTGCCCGGCGGCCGCAAGGGCCTGAGCCTCGACGGCCGCAACAAGGTGACGCTCGACGAGGTGCGCAAGGTCGCCGCCGGCGAGATCCCCGCCGGCCGCTGGGGCGACGCCGGCCGCACCGTCGAGGCTGTTGCCAAGGTCGACGAGGCCCGCGCCGCATATCGGGCCGCCCGCGACGAGGCGAGCGCCTGGGACGCCGCGAATTACCGCGGATGGCCGCGGTTCTTCCTGGTGCCCGACGGCCACATTCACGCCTCGACGCGCTGCAGCTCGCTGTACATCACCACCCAAATCGGTTGGCTGCCCGAGCTGTCGGGTGAGACCGAGGCCGAGGCAGTCGCAGCCCACGGCGCCATGCTGTGCACCAAGTGCTTCCCGTCGGCGCCGGTGGAGTACACCCGCGGCAAGGTCGACCCGAGCGTGTGCGCCGGCTCGGGCACCTGGGATTACCCGAGCGAGACCGCCCGCACGGGTTACTGCGCCGGCAATTACGGCGTGTGCTCGCACTGCGGCGAGCGCATCACGATCAGCTCGACGGGCAAGATGCGCAAGCACAAGCGCGCCAAGTAGGACAGCTCGACGGCCGCCGGCAATCCCGCCGGCGGCCAACCACAACGGGATAGGAGCCCGAGCAATGAAGAAGATCACCACCACCGCGGTCACGCTGGCCGCTGCTGGCGCCCTGGCGCTCGTCGTCGCGCCGGCGGCCAATGCCCTACCGGCCGGCTGCATTGCGCAGCCCTGGGGCTTCCTGGGGTCGCAGACGCGGGCCATGTGCGACGGGCCGCTGCGGCCGGATGGGTCGTGGACGCGGCACCGCATCATCGGCGTCGATTCGTATTACCGGAACGCGACGAGCCGCTGCACCAGCGGCAGCTATTCGTCGAGCTGCACGTACTACCCGGCGGGCTGGGTTGAGGCCAAGATTTTCAGCGACGAGACCTATGTCGTGACGCCCGAGACCGTGCTGCCTGATGAGCCGGGCTGGATCGCTCACTAGCTCGACGCCCTGGGGCGCCTCGTCGACTTCGGCCGGCGGGGCGCCCCACCACCACAACGGGATAGGAGCCCGACACATGATCGACTTGACTTCGTTCAAGGAACTGCACCCGCGGCTGTCACTGCCGGCCATCGAGGACTTGAAGCGCGCCGGCCTGAATCAGTCCGAGATCGCCCGCCTGTACGGCGTGACCCGCCAAGCGGTGTCGCTGTGGGTGCGCAAGTACAACGGGACGCAGACGGCCCGCCAGCTCGCGCTGCAGGCGTGGCCGTGGAAGGTGCCGACGCCGCAGAATCAGCAGACGCCTTACCGCAGCATGAGAGATCACGCCGAATGGTGGGCGACGGGCGGCGAGATGAACAACAGCGACGGCCTGGCCCGGCTGCGGGCGTTCCACCGCCGGCTGGTGCACGAGGTCGTCGAGTTCGATCCCGAGCTGCCGCCGGTGGACGGGCTCAAGTACGGCGGGTTTCGGTGGCTGCCGCGCGAGCGTGGCGACGCCGGCCTGTTCTTTCGGGTGAACGTCCACACCCGGCTGACCGATGAGGCCGCGCGGATCTGGTCGCTGCGCACGATCGAGCCGGCCACGCCCTGCAGCTTGCCTCGCGGCGAGGTGTTGCGGCTGCGAGCTGAGGCCGGCCTCGACTGATCTCGCGCGTGGTGTTGACATGTCTACACAGTGGTGTAGAGTCGTATACATCAGCCACTGAGGGATAGGAGCCCCAAATGTTCAGCACCGACGATTACGCCCGACGCGCCGCCGCTGGTTTCATCCGCAGCATGGATCACTACGGCAACAGCAGCCCGGCCTGCGGCGACGGCCGCGTGTCGACGCCGGCCTACTACGCCAACATGCTCGGCAAGGTGCTCAACGCCAAGGGCGATCGCCTGCCGACGAGCCCGCGCGGCGAGTGGTGGGGATGGCGCTGGATGGCCTACGCCGAGCAGATTCTCGCAGCCTGACGCAGACGATCGGGCCGCCGGCAATCCCGCCGGCGGCCAACCACAACGGGATAGGAGCCCGCACAATGTTCACACTCACCATCAACACAGACGGCGCCGCGTTCGAGGATCTGCCCCAGGCCGAGGTCGCGCGGATCCTGCGCGAGCTGGCCGAGCGGGTCGGGTACGGCAGCGACGACGACGGCAGCACCGTGCGCGACAGCAACGGCAACACGGTCGGCGAGTGGACGCTCGCGCCGGCGGCCGAGGATGACGAGCCCCAGGCCGATGAGGCCGCGGTGCGGGCGAAGTTCAACCACCTGGCCGGCAAGACGTTCACCAACGATGAGGGTTGGGAGCTGATCGAGCTGGCGGCCGGCGTGTACGCCACGGGCGATTACGTGTCGTGGGACGGGATGCACGACGCGATCGTCGAGCCGCTCGACGATGAATGGACGACGGTTCGGCTGCGCGTGCTCAGCGTCGAGGATCTGATCGCCGCGGTCGAGTCCAGCAGCATCAGCCGCTAGGTGTTGACACGTCTACACACTCGTGTAGACTCGTCTATATCAGCCACTGAGGGATAGGAGCCCCACATGATCGTCACACTCACCATCTCCGAGATCGGCGCCCCGGCGCAGACCGTCACCACCGAGCACCCCGGCGCGTCGGCCGCAATCGCCGCGCTGATCGCACAGTTCGGCGCCGACAGCATCCGCGGCCGCGACGTTTCCGGCGGCACCATCGGAAGCAAGAACGGCCGCGTGTTTCAGGCGTCGAAAACCTGGGCGATCCGCGTCACGAACTGACCAGCACGGGCCGCCGGCAATCCCGCCGGCGGCCACCCTCAACGGGATAGGAGCCCGCCATGACCACCATCAACCTCCCCCGCCTGACCGCCCGCAACCACGCCGAGGCAGTCGCGCAACTGCGCGAGCGCCGCGCGATCCTGCTGCAGGCCGCGGCAGACCTGGCCGACCGCGCCAGCCTGTTCGTCGACGTGCCCGAGGTCGCCGACGATCTGCTCGCCGAGGCCCGCTCGCTGTTCGAGCAGGCCGAGCGTTGCACGCCGCGCCGCGCGAGCTGACCACCCCGGCGGCCGGCAATCCCGCCGGCCGCCAACCTCGCACGGGATAGGAGCCCAACATGACCAACGCATCAGCCATCAGCCGCAAGCTCAACGCCGCCGGCGTGTACACGTCGAGCTGCCGGGACTATGACGCGAGCCCGTGGGGCGTGTACGTGCACGGCGGCAAGTACGGCGCCCCGGTGGTCGTCTGCGCGGCGTACGCGCGGCACGAGAAGGCCGCGCGCAAGCTCGGCGACGTGGCGCAGGTTCTGGCCGGCGCCGGCTACACCGTCCGCGATACCCGCGGAATGTCGCTGATCGTGACCCGCTGAGATCAATTTCGGTTTAGGGGTTGCATTGTCTACACACGTGTGTAGACTCGTCTACATAAGCACGCCAACGGGATAGGAGCCCAACATGAGCATCAAGGACAGCGCCGGCATCGAGATCCTGGCAACCGACACCGTCATGGTCACCGCGTGGGGGAACGCCGCTCGCCTGGTCGATACCGGCATCAAGCGCCCCATCGTTCGATTCGGCCGCAGCCGCGTCGTCATCCTCGACAGCGACAACATCGAGCGCAGCGTCACCGGATCCGAGCTGTCGGTTCTGCGCCGCGACGGCGCCCCCGGTTTCGAGCACAACCGCGTCGCCGCGGTCTGACCCACCACGTCAACGGGATAGGAGCCCACGACATGAACACCACCATCGCCCCGATCGCCAGCATCGGCGAGATCCGCGTCGGCGACAGCGTCCGCACCCGCGCCGGCCGGCTCGACTGGCGCGTGACGCGCGTGACCGAGCTGTCGGTGACGATCGTCCTGTACACCAACGACGGCCGTCTGCGGCTCGACACGAAAACCCACCGAGAGATCGCCCGCGGCGCCCTGCGCCGGCCGATCTACACCTGACCACCGCAACACGGGATAGGAGCCCACGACATGCCCACGCACACACTCGCCGCCCTCAGCCTGATGGTCGAGAACGAGCGCAACGCCAACATGGTGAAGCTGGCCGCCGGCCACAAGGATCCGTTTCGGCTGTCGCCGCGCATGATCGACGCGCTGCGCGCCGCGGCCGGCCGCTGGGATCGCACCGTGCTGGCCGATCGCCGCACCTACGGCGCCCTGGCTGATCGCGGCCTGGTCGACCTGTACAGCGGCCGCGGCACCGATCGTTACGGCGGCACCGTCTACGGCGTGCTGGTCGACGTGAAGATCAACCAGCACGGCCGGCGCGTGGTCGAGCTGCTCGACGGGCGCAAGTGACCATGACAACGAACCTGGACGCCTACCGGGCCCGCGGCCTGGCCGCCGACGAGGTGCTCGGCATCATGCCCACGACCGACTGGGGCGTGCGCGGCAAGCTGCACGCGGCCCGCTACGTCGCCGGCGTGCTGCTGCCGGTGTGCGGCGCCCGACCCCGCGCGAACTACCGCGTGAGCGACGCCTCGGCCTGGGGCCGGCGCATCGAGTGCGACCGCTGCCGGGCCCGCGCACGCAAGGCCGGCCGGCTGCCGGCCTGACCACCAACCACGACAACGGGATAGGAGCCCACACCATGAACATGACTGACACCCCCACGACTTACTGGACCGCCCGCGCGGTCGTCGAGCAGATCGCCGGCGAGATGCGCCTGGGCCGCGATCAGGCCGGCGTGCTGCACTCGCTGCTGACCCACGACCGCGACGGCCGCGGCTGGGTGTGGAAGAACGGCCGCATCACCAACCGCTGCATCGAGTCGCTGACGCGCCGCGGCCTGCTGGTCGACGAGCGCCCGGTGCGCGCGGTGTGGGCTCGGCTCGTCAACGAGCTGGCCCGCCGCGGCAACGTCGACGATGCGGCCCTGATTGCCGAGCGCCAGGGCCTGACGGATGCCGAGCTGAACGCCGTCATGCCGGCGGCCCCGACCACCACCACAACGGGATAGGAGCCCACACGATGAAGGTACGTATCGAGATCACGGTCGACGTTGACGTTGACGCCTGGCGGCAGGAGATGATCGCCGATAGCCACGCGACGATCGACGAGGTGCGCCAGGACGTGCGCACCTGGGCCCGTAGTGAGGTGGCGCTCGGGCTGTCCGATCGCGGCGTGCTCAGGGCTGGCTGAAAATTGGCCGGCACCAATTTCGCCCAAAGGGTAGACACGTCTACATACTCGTGTAGCATGGTCTACATGAGCAACTCAGAGATCAAGTTCAAGAAGCAGTACAAGGGCCTCTACTTCGGCAAGTCGGATCGTCACGAGTTCCGCATCATCAAGGAGACCTACGAGGGCGCGACGTACTGGCTGCTCGACGTTAAGGAGCTGGTCGAGACCGCCGGCATCATCCACGCGATCGGCCAGCGGGTCATCGCCAAGACCGACAACGGCACATTCGGCGAGGCCAAGCGCGTTGCGCAGCGGTTCGCCGAGAAGGCCGGCGACGTGAGCGAGTACGGCGCGCAGTCGGTGCTGCACCGCGCCAGCATCGAGATCACCGAGGAAGATATCGCCGCAATCCGCGCGACCCCCGAGTACCAGCGCGCGATTGCCATGCTCGACAGCCGCTAGCCGGCCGCGGGGCCCCGTCGACCGGCGGGGCCCCAACCACAACGGGATAGGAGCCCGACATGACCACCACCGCCAGCATCGAGGCCCGACGGGCCGCCCTGCTCACTCACACCGCGACCGGCGAGCTGCTCAAGGCCGCCGAGCTGCTCGACGCCCTGGGGCAGACCAAGAGCCCCGAGCAGCGCATGACCGCGGCGTGGATCTCCGACGAGATCGAGCGCCGCGTCGGCATCATCCGCGACGACGAGCTGGCCGCGTTCGACGCGGCCCTCGACGAGACCGGCAGCTATATCGCCGCACTCAAGCGCCTGCGCCCCGCGCTGGCCCGCTAACCACCACCACGACGGGATAGGAGCCCACCATGACCACCAGGACGTACATCGCCACCTCGCCGGCCGGCGCCGTGCGCGAGCGTCGCAGCGCCCGCGACTACCGATACGCGGTCAGCACCTACCACGAGGTGCTTTCGTTCCACGGCACCCACGAGGCCGCCAGGAGGGCCGCCGGCGCCGCTGGCGCCCGCGTGGTCGAGGTGACCGTGAAAGCCGGCCACGATGGACGCTGCACGGCCGCAGTGCCGGCCGACGACGCCCGCGGGCAGGAGCTGGCCCGCATCGTCGGCGGCGCCGGCCGCTGCCTGTTCCGCACCGGCCACGACGGCGGCCACGTCGCCCGCGGCGGTTACGACTTCAAGCCGGCCGGCTGATGCGCCGGCTGCAGGCCGCCGGCCGCACACCCGGCGGCACCGCGTGGGAGATCCGTGCGACGCCGGCCGGCGGGTACGTGCGCGTGGGCCGCTGGGCGATCGCTGCCCGCCCACGGGGCGCCGGCCGCGGCCTGGCCCTGGCGCTCGCCGAGGTCGAGCTGTGAGCGCCGGCGCTACGCTGCCCAGCATGACGCTGCAGTGGACTGAGAACGAGCACCGCGAGCACTACGCCCACGCCGGTGGCTACGTCATCGCCCACGGCTGGAAGCTGCCCGAGGTGGGCTGCTGGCAGGTGTTCGTTACCAGTCCCGAGCTAGGGGCCGGCGAGGACGGCGACGAGGTGTGGCGCTACATCGGCCGGCGCGACACGCTCGACGAGGCCAAGGCGTTTGCGCAGGCCAACTATGACGCGCGGTATCAGTTCTAACGAATCTCGGCCAACGTGTTGACACGTCTACACACGCGTGTAGACTCGTACACATGAGCAACTTCACCAGCCAGAAGATCCGCGCCGGCCTCTACCGCGTCACCGCCGGCCACCGCGTTCTCCACGTCGAGCAGATCCGCACCGAGCTGGCCGGCTACGGCGTCGAGAACAAGTGGTGGATCACCGAGGCCGACGACTACGGCCGCGTGTGGTTCGACCCCGAGCACACCAAGGCCGACGCCCTGGCCGCCATCCGCGCATCGTTCGCCTGACCACCACAACGGGATAGGAGCCCACCATGATGAACACCGGAAACCACAGCTCACGCGAATGGTGCGAACTGTTCAACAGTGGCCGCGCTGACACGCTCGCCAAGCACCGCACCACCTCGACCGCCAACCTCAAGAATCACCGCAGCCGCGTGATCGTCACCAACAACGGCCGGTTTGACCAGAACCCCTACGCTAGCGGCGTTGTCGTCGCCCTGGCTGACCTGCTGAGCGCCCGCGGTGCCCTGAGCTGAGCACGGCCGCCTGGGGCGCCTCGTCGATCTGGCGGGGCGCCTTTTGCGTTGCGTGTTGACACGTCTACACACTCGTGTAGACTCGACTACATGACCACCACCAAGATTGCAGCCACCACCGCCGAGGCCCTGCTCGCCATCTTCGCCGGCCAAACCGTCACCCTCGACGAGCTGTTCGCCCAGATCGAGCAGACCTACATCCTCGCCGGCAAGCGCACCGGCATCACCAGCTTCTACAAGATCACCGACCTGATCGAGGCCGCCGGCGTCACGTCGCGCTACACCGGCCCCGACTACACCGGCGTGTGCCTCTACACGTTCCCGCACAAGGCCCTCTAGGCCAGCCGGCCGACAACCAACCACCACAACGGGATAGGAGCCCATCATGACCAACTACCTGCAGGCCGAGCGCGATCAGTACCGGCTCGGCCGGCGCCTGGCCCGCGAGCTGTTCAACAAGGCGTGCCCGCCCGCCTGGGATCTGCTCGGCGCAGCACACCGCGAGTTCGTCCGCGGCCTGCGCTCGGAATGGGACTACCTGACCGCGTACGGCGCCGTGGAGCCCGGTTCGCACCGCGTCGACCTCGACACCGGGAACGGCATCTAGCCGGCCAGCTCGACGCCCTGGGGCGCCTCGTCGATACGGCGGGGCGCCTTCGGCGTTTCATGTCCCTGCGGCGTGGTATGGCGCGCTGTTAGACTGTGATTGCCAGTAGCACAACTCTGCCCATTTCAACGCCTCGACCCTCACGGTCGGGGCGTTTCGCGTTTCCAAGGAAAGGGGCGCCGCTGTGAATCTCGTACACGTCCTGGTCATCGTCCTGGTCGTCGTCCTGGTGCTGGCGCTCGTGGGTGTCCTGTGATCGAGAAGCTGCTCGCCGCAGCCGCTGCGGCCGCGGCCCCGATCATCGCCGAGCGCCTGGCCGCCGAGCTGCACAAGCTGCTCCCCGTGATCGTCGCCGAGGTCGAGAAGCTGCTACCCGAGGTGGCCGCGGCCGGCGCACACGCCGTGCTCGACGCCACCCAGATCGACGAGAAGCTGACCGAGCTGGCCGGCCTACCGTCGCAGATCGTTAACGCTGTGCTGGGCGCCCTGCCGTTCGGCAACATCTTCGGAGGTGGTCAACGGTGACCGATTCGCCTGAGCTGCACCCCATCCCGGCGGCCGACGAGCAGCCCCTCGACGAGGGCAAGCTGAGGCTCGAACAGGAGCCGGCCACAGTGCCGCCCAGCGTCCACGCTGAGCCGTCTGCACACCGCCCCGAGGTGACTACACCGGAGCCCCGTGTAGACGACGCTACAGCGCCATACAGGCGCACCGACTACACCCCTTACCAACCATGACCGCAGCCGGCGGCCGCAACACAACGCGGCGAGACCGGCACCGCAACACAATCCGCAGAGGCGAACCGCCCTGCCACATATGCGGGTGCGAGATCGACTACCGGGCCGGCCATCTCGATCCGCGGTCGTTCACCATCGACCACATCGTGCCCCTCGCCCTGGGCGGCGAGGACACGCTCGACAACCTCGCGGCCGCGTGCCGCAAATGCAACCGCGACAAAAGCGATACCCCGCCGGCCGACTGGCGGCCCCCGATCGCGTTCGTCACCGCCCGCCAGTGGTGATGTTGTCTCACTGAGGGTTTGGCGCCAGCCCGGCTATCCTTGGTAGCTCGGCCATAGGAGGGCCGACCTCATGCCCAGAATGACAATCTGCGGTAGCGCAGACTGCGATCGACCGATGCACCGTAGCCGCGGCTCGCGGCCGTTCCTGCTTGCTATCTGCCGGACCTGCCGATCCGTTGCCCGCGTGGTGAAGCTGTGCAACATCGACACCTGCCAACGTCCCGTACTGGGGCGTGGCATGTGCCCGTCGCACTACAACGCATGGAACAGGGCCCAACGCAGGCACACCATCGTGTGCGCCGAATGCGGGCAGACAGCACAGGTCGACCGCAGCGACCGCATACTGTGCGGCAACGCCTGCCGCATGGAGCGTGCACGCAAGGCAGCAGCAGCAGCCAACCGTGCAGCCGGCTGGGCAGCACGTGCAGCCCGTAGCCAGCTCGTGCCCTACACAGGGCCGCCATACGTCGCGCCCGTGCGCACCGTTCAAGGCAAGGGCTTGTGGACTTCGGGACAGTGCCGCGTGTGCGGCGCCTGGTTCACCTCGCAGCACCTCGACGTGACCTGCTCGCCTGAGTGCTGGCATCAGCGCATGGCAGAGATGACACGCGAGCACAAGCAACGGCGTCGAGCCCGCAAGCGCAACGCCTACGTCGCACCCGTCAACCGCCGCAAGGTGTTCGAGGCCGACGGCTACCGCTGCCACATCTGCCGGCGCCGCTGCGACAAGACCAAGCCGGCCCCGCACCCGCGGTCACCGACCATCGACCACGTCATACCGCTTGCAGCCGGCGGCACCCACGAGCCCGCCAACTGTCGGACGGCCTGCTTCCAGTGCAACGCGGTCAAAGGCGACCGCGGCAGTGGTGAGCAATTCGCCCTAGCGTTCTGACCTGCACGTACCCCACGGGCTATGCCCCCGACCTGCGGTTTTCGCCCCTCATCGTGGGT